CCAATACCCTTTCCAACATTTTCTACTTCTCCAGCCAACATAGAGGCTTCATATATGTTACGTATCACACCAGGCGGAGCAGTTGAACCTATCTTTATAAGATTCTTTTCAACTAGATATTTTTTTACATCGGCTAGTTGCTTACTTTTCAATAACCCATGCTCTTTTTGTATATTTTTACGAGTATCATTATTTTTTATTAAAACACCAACAATATTACCTTGCTGTTTACCTAACTTAAATTTTTTAGTTATAGTTTTTCGTAAATGTCTCCTTACTTTAGTTTTTCTCAGACTATGTTTATTTTTATTTTCACCACTATCACCATCATCATCATCATCGATTTCATTTTCATTATTATCCGAATTTATTTTTTTGTTATCTTGTGTCGATGTCGATGTCGATGTCGATGTCGACGTCTTTTTACTATGCTTATTCTGTAAATCTTTTAACTTTGTTTGCCTGTCAGAATAAAGATTATCTGAACTACTTTCATTATCTGCAAATCTAATATTATTTTTTATAGTTTTATTGTACGTTCTAAATGTAGGTTTGCTACCACCTTTTAAACACCCATATGGAGCATCATCAGATAGTTTTATAGGAGAAAATGTCGATGACGATGGAAGCAAAGATGTTTTACTCGTTTCTACATCATCACTCATATCTTCTGTCGCATAAATATCTGCATCTATCATTTCTGAATTATTATTTTCGAATTTCTCCATTTCTCTCGAACCTATAACACCTCTAGATGTATCAACTGCAAAATTTGTATACGACTCAAGAGGAGGAAGCTCATTCAACGACATCTGTAATGGTGTCGGCATCGGCGATACAGATGGAGACGAAATACTATACACAGGAGGTGTAAAATTCTGTAACTCAGGCGGCAGTTCAGTATATACTAGTGATTGGTTAGCCGTTTTACCTATAGCAAGATTTATCTTAGGTACCGCATTTGATGCTATACTTGGTGTTATACTTTGCGGCGATTTAGTAGGGATTTGTAGTTGTATTTTTTGAAAAAAAGGTGCAGGTTGGTGCCGCTGTTGAGGAGGAATATTTGCAACAGATTGCATTACTTGTGCTGGTGCTGGTGCTTGTACATATGTTGATGCTGATGTTGATGCTGATGTTGATGTTGATGCTGGTTGAATATGTTGTGGAATATATGCCTGCGTCTGTATAGACTGATTGATATTATTTGGGGGATATAAAGCATGCGGATTTGTACCATTATTATTATTATTATTATTATTATTATTACTATGTAGAGATTTTAAAATATCATTATTTAAACTAGTAGAAACTGAAGAATTCTGTTTTTTTAATGTTTTAGTTTTATATTTATCATTTCTCTTTTGACCAATATAACTATCTAAAAAATCAAGAGACTTCTTAAATTCACTACTAAATATCTTTGTCTCTTTGGATATATCTAAAGTATCTTTACTATTTATAGCGCCACCACTGATTAAACTAGGAGAAGAAGTTTGGTCTGCTTTTCGTTTCGCATTTATTTTATCTAATAACATTTTCTTCAACTTATTAGGTTTGATTATTTCTTCAGACATGTTGCGTGTATTTTTTTTTGATTTTTTATTTTGTACATTTGATGAATTATCACTTCCAGATAAAAATGACTTATTTATTACTATACTTTTTTTAGTAGGGTCGCTCATAATATAATTTTAAAAATAAAATATTATTATGAATAAAACCGAATACAATACGACACAATAAAATACAATAAAACACGCTATAATAATAATATTAACAATAATACTAACAATACACAAAATTACAAATACATATTTTGAAGAACTTTTAAATCACCGTCGTTGACACGGTTCTTAACCTCCTCATTCTTAATAAATAATTCAAACCCGTTTTCTAAATCTTTCATTATTATCTTTTTCTTCATTTCATCGGGTTTACAAAAAACACGTCGACTATGCGCTATTTTCGTTTTCGTAAAAAGCGTCTCCATGTCCCTACCATAGTATTTAAAATATTTCATATTCTTTTCAAACCACTCCACCTTTAATTCTTCGTCAACCGACCATCCAAAATCACGCGCTTTTTTTACAAATATATTACGCAAATCCTCTGCTACATAATCATCCACTTTAAATCTCCATATAAATCTCGAATTAAGACCTTCATTATAACTAAAAAAACACTCATTCAATTCCTTCTCATATCCCGCTATAATTACCATTAAACTATCTTTATTGTCACTTAATGCTTCACATAATGTGTCGATACATTCCTTCGCAAAACTGTCGCGCTTTTCAGTATTACCAAGAGCATACGCTTCGTCAATAAATAATACTCCGCCTAAACTATCCTTTATAACATCCTTCGTTTTTAATGCTGTCTGACCCAGATATCCCGCGATTAAATCAGAACGAGTAACTTTCTTAAACCTTGAACGCGATGATGGCGCAGATGATGCTAGTTTCTTTTTGTCAGATAATAATGCCGGTTTACTTTTTATCACACCAAGATTAGCATATATTCTTCCTATTATTTTAGCAACCTCCGTTTTGCCTGTACCTGGAGAACCATATATAACAGTGTGTAAAAAATCACCTGTTTCTACATTTGCACGCTTATTTCCATTTGTTATATCCTTATTTATATGTAAGTTCTGTAAATAAAACAATAACTGGTCTACAATATTCTCTTTCAATGTTTTCATACCTATCATATTGTTAAGCTCTACCAAATCATCATTTATTTTATGAAGTGACTTCATATCAATATTATACTCTACATTTTCAGCTAGTTTATAATCATTGCATAAATTAATTAAATCACCAATACTATTTATTTCGGCATCTATATTAACTTTATTCATCTTGTATGATATTCTATTCTTACAGTTTTTACAATTTTTAACATAACATGTATTTTTATCATCTATATCAATATTTATTATATCGATTTTCCTATTATCTCTCGCATCTGTTGCATCTCTTATACTATCACTCTCTCCCCCAGCTTTATAAATACTATCTGGGTTATCTCGAGGCAGAGGCAATGGAATATGGTCTGCATTTTTTGCAATAAAAATAGACTCTGATTTTTTATCACCTTTATCTACTACATTTGATGATTCATCCTTTTTATTCACTTCATCCACATCTTTATTCTCTTCCTTTTTCTGTTCGTTAACATAATAATTCAAAATATAATAATCGCTTTTACTATCAAGGATGTTTATAAATTCTTTAAAACACTTCTTAACAATCTTTTTATTATATGTGTCACTTTTCATGTTATTTTATTCAACGTAAAATAAACTATTATATTAGTATTATTAATAACTTATTTTTATATATATTTTATTACTTTATATAATATTATTATATAGCAGTATATTATAACATAAATGCGAAGAGCCTTACTAGTAGGTATTAACTACACGGGAACACCGCAACAATTATACGGCTGTATAAACGATATAAACAATATGGGTTCATATTTGCAAAAAGTCAGAAAATATAACTCATTTATTATTATGTCGGATATGTCACCCATAAAACCAACGCGTTCAAATATAATTGCAGGTTTCAGGGAATTGTTACAAGGAACAAAATCAGGAGATGAACTATGGTTTCATTATTCAGGACATGGTGTTTTAACGCGTGATACCAACCGCGATGAAGAAAGCGGCACCGACTCATGTATATGTCCAATAGATTTCAAGCGTTCAGGATTTATAAGCGACGATATTATTCGAAGTAACTTGGCAGCATTAGTTCCCAAAGGTGTGCGCCTATATATGGTTTTAGATGCATGTCATAGCGGAACCGGATGCGATTTAAGATACAAATATGACGATTCTAGTTATCTTACAAATCGTATTGCAACATTACCTGAAAAATACGTACCGAATGACTGGTCTTTACAGCAAACAAGCTATGAATTTAAACGGTACAATAAAACCACAGGAGAAGTATTCTGTATTAGTGGTTGTCAAGATGAACAAACTAGCGCTGATGCATTTTTAGGCGGACAAGCTTCGGGTGTAGTTACATATTTATTATTAAACTGTTTACGCAACAATTCGGAATCAACCTATAAGTGGAAACACCTACTAAAAGATATATGCTGTGGTGAAAAAGTTAACCGATTTACTCAGAGAACAGCGTTAACATCTGGTAGTCCGTTAAATCTTGAAGACACAGTATTTATAAAACCCGCACCAACACAAAGACCCACGCCAACACCCATAAAAATTTCAAGTATGATTCGTATACGTAATAGGTCTATGTCTACGTCTATAGTTTCTTTATCACGCAACTTAAATTATAATCCAAAAATAAACAAACTATATATTAATTACCATTAATAAATATAACCAATACATATTATATTAAATTATGTTATATTATGTTATATTATGTTATATTATGTTATAAATACACTAAAATGTTATTACATAACATAAGACAACACAACACAACATGTTACTTATATAGCAAATTTTAGATATATAAGTAATTTTTATTATTGTTTTACAATAATCGATTTATAATTATTATATATATTCTAGTAAATACGCTTAAAAATAAATTGAAATAATAAATAAGCAATAATTCGATAATAAGAATTCATCCTCAAGAAAAAGAAATGTCGAAAGCTTTTACATCAAGTGGTAAGGTACATGGAAAAGGAAAAGACAATACAAAATCTTCAGGGAATATAGAGTTGAATATTACAGACTTTGTTGTCAATTCTATGAATAATAATAATAATAATAGTAATAATAGTAATGAAATAGAAGGCGGAAAGGTGAGAAAGAGTAAACGTGAAAAAATTACAGTAACTAATATGAAAACCGTTGAAAACAAATCAAAAGATACTCCAGTTGCAGAAGCGTGTGCGGTTCATGAACCAGAAATCAAAGTTGATACAAATAAAAAAATAGACAATTCGTTGGCGGTTGCGCTTAAGCCATCAACAATCCCATATATTGAGACACCGTGGTCTATCATTGGTGCATATTTTAGAAATCAACATTTGAAGCGTCTTGTTCGTCACCAAATAGAGTCGTACAATGATTTTGTAAACAATCAAATTCAGCGAACTATTGAGATGTTCAATCCTGTATTAATCGCATCAGAACAGGATATGTGTCGCAGAACAAAAAAGAATAAACTGGAGTTACATGTAACATTCGATAAATTTAACTTATATCGTCCACAAATTCATGAAAATAATGGAGCTACAAAAATCATGTTTCCATATGACGCGCGGTCAAGAAATTTCACATATGCATCAACTATGACAATTGATATAAATATTCGTTACGTCGTAAGGACGGGAGAAAATTTAGAAAACGCGCAAACATTTTACAAATCTATTCCAAAAGTACACATTGGAAAATTGCCGATTATGTTAAAATCGTCTATATGTGTACTTAATCAATATACTCATATTAATAATAATGTATCTGGAGAATGCAAACATGACGCCGGGGGTTACTTTATTATTAATGGGAGCGAAAAAACAGTTTTGGGGCAGGAAAGAGCAGCCGAAAATCGTGTATACTGTTTCAATACATCGAAAAACAACAACAAATGGTCATGGACTGCCGAAATAAAGTCTGTTCCTGACTTTAAATGTATCTCGCCAAAACAAATCAATGTCATGGTTGCAAATAAAAACAATGGTTTCGGATGCCCGATATATGTTCAAATTCCTCGTATCAAGCAACCTATTGCTCTATTTGTTGTATTTCGTGCTCTTGGAATTATGTCAGACAAAGATATTTGCAAACATATTGTATTAGATATTGATGATGAAAGCGCAAAACCGATTCTGGATTCTCTACAGGCATCAATTATTGACGCAAATACAGTTATGTCACAGGAAGATGCCCTGAAAATAATTACTTCAAATGTTATGTACACACCAATGAATATGGATAAAGAAGCCGGTGCTGCGAAAAAAAGAATATTTACCCAAGATGTTCTCGGTAATGATTTGTTCCCGCACTGTCACAACGCTATACAAAAAATATACTTTCTTGGATATATGGTAAATCGTGTTCTAAGGTGCAGTCTAGATATGGCGAAACAAGATGACCGCGACTCATACGTAAATAAGCGCGTTGACTTGACTGGCGCTCTTTTAAACAATTTATTCCGCAATTATTTCAATAAACTTGTTAAAGATATGACAAAGCAAGTCATTAAAGAAATTAATACTGGTTCTTGGCGCTCCACGGATGACCACATGAGTATCGTCAATAAAACAAATATCTATAAAATTATCAAGTCGACTACCATTGAAAATGGAATAAAGCGTGCACTCTCAACAGGAGACTTCGGTATTAAAAATGTAAACAGCAACAAGGTAGGAGTTGCCCAAGTATTGAATCGTCTCACATATGTATCAAGTCTTAGTCATCTTCGTCGGATTAATACACCTGTTGACAAGAGCGGGAAACTGATTGCTCCACGCAAGCTTCATAATACAACGTGGGGGTTTTTGTGTGTCGCTGAAACACCAGAAGGTGGAAGTGTCGGTGTTGTAAAAAATATCAGTTATATGACACATTTGACCATTCCTAGTAACTCTGAATCATTGCATCAACACGTTGAGCCATTTATTTCCCGCATGGATAATTTAAGTCCGAAAGATATGTTTGTTAATATTAAAGTATTCGTAAATGGAGCATGGCTTGGTAATACGGCAACACCTATCGAACTATACAATACATTCAAGGACAAAAAATCGAAAGGAATTATTAATATTTACACATCTGTTGTATTTGACATTAAAAATAAGGAAATCCGTATTTGTAATGATGCGGGACGTCTTACGCGACCAGTATTGCGCGTAAAAGACAATAAAGTATTCATAACCGATAAAATCATTAAGGAACTTAATGCCGAAAATCTTACATGGGATGACCTGCTAACCGACACAAAAATCGATAAAGCTATTCTAGAATATATCGACCCCGAGGAACAAAATTTTAGCATGATTGCTATGAAACCCGCTGACCTTGTCAAGAAAGAAGACACTAATTTCATTTACAAATTTACTCACTGTGAAATTCACCCAAGTACCATTTTCGGAATTCTCGCTTCGTGTATCCCGTTTCCAGAGCATAATCAGTCACCTAGGAATACATATCAATGCGCTATGGGTAAGCAGGCTATGGGAATGTATGTTACAAACTACCAGAATCGCATGGACAAGACCGCCTATGTTCTTACTTACCCAAGTCGTCCCCTCGTTGATACACGAGTCATGGGTATGATTAAACTCGACCAAATTCCCTCCGGCTCGGCTGTCATCGTCGCAATTATGACATATTCTGGTTATAATCAGGAGGATAGTATTCTCGTAAATAAGGGTTCAATTGACCGTGGTTTATTTAATGCAACTATTTACCACACTGAAAAAGACGAGGACAAGAAGATTAATGGTGATGAGGAAATCCGCTGCAAGCCTGACCCCTCAAAGACGAAGGGGATGAAATTCGGAAATTACGATAAAGTCAATAACAAGGGTCTCGTTCCCGAAAATACATTTATCGAAAACCGCGACATCATTATCGCTAAAGTCGTCCCTATCAAGGAAAATCGAAATGACCACACGAAGCTCATCAAATACGAAGACCACAGCAAGATTCACCGCACCACCGAGGAGTCATATATCGACAAGAATTTCATCGACCGCAATGGTGACGGATACTGTATCGCAAAAGTCCGCATTCGTACTTCGCGCAAACCCGTTATCGGTGACAAACTTTCATCACGTCACGGGCAAAAGGGTACCGTAGGTAATATTATTCCCGAAAGTGATATGCCGTTCACAGTCAACGGAATGCGCCCCGACATCATCATCAACCCGCATGCTATTCCATCTCGTATGACGATTGGGCAACTCAAGGAAACACTACTCGGAAAGGTGCTCGTACAACTCGGCTTATTTGGCGATGGTACATCATTCGGCGAGCTCGCGGTAGACGATATTCGAAAGGAGTTGCTAAAGGTTGGATACGAAGCACAAGGAAATGAGCTACTATATAACGGCATGACTGGGGAACAGATTGAGTCGAATATTTTCATAGGACCAGCCTTCTATCAGCGTCTCAAACATATGGTAAATGATAAGCAACATAGTCGTTCAATTGGACCGATGGTAAATCTTACACGACAACCAGCTGAAGGCCGTTCGCGAGATGGAGGGTTACGATTTGGCGAAATGGAAAGAGATTGTTTCACGGTAGGCACACCCATCTCTCTGAATTATGGGTTATCAATTAATATCGAAGAAATGGAAAATTTAAATGACAAAGTTCTTGGCTGGAGCGAAGAAAAAAATGGAATGGTTCCCTCTAAGCAAGTAGCATTTATGGATAAAGGAGTGCGCGAATGCGTTATGTTGACATTCCAGGATGGTAGAAAGATTACGTGCACTGAAGACCATCCGATTTTGACATCGGATAATACATGGATTAAAGTAAAAGATATTGATTTGAATTCTACTAAAATCAAGACAAGTGTAAGCTATCCTGTTATGAAAATTAAAGATGAAATGGAAGAATGTGCTGGATGGAAATTTGAATTTGGAGCAAGAATACTTCAAACAAATACACATGAAGAATTCATGAAATCTTTAGCATTCGCTCGTATTCTTGGATTACTTATTACAGATGGAAGTATTAGTGTTAAAGGTTATGGAACATTATTTCTTGGACATATATTAGATGTAAAACAAGTAATTTATGATTTGGAATTATTTTGCGATATCAGTCAGAAAAAATTTGAATCTAGAAACTATTACAGTATTAATATCCCAAGTGTCTTTATGAATGATATTCTTGAAATAAAAGGTTTATTGCGCGGCAAAAAAGTAAATCAACCTGGAACTCTACCCAAGTTCATATTGGATGAAAAATGCCCTCGCCCCATTGTTCGCGAATTTCTTGCCGGGATGTTCGGCGGGGATGGACACACTTGTGTTCTTGGAATGCATAGAGGAAAACGTGACATCCTTTCATCGGTTTCATTTTCAAAGACAAAAACATATGAACATCGTGCCTCATTACAAAAAATGTTTGAAGATATCCAGAAACTATTTGCTAAATGCGAAATTCATAATACAACTATTCAACAAGCTAAAGAGACATCATGTTCAAAGAAAAAATTCGAAGAAAAAGATAAAGCAGATAAATCAGAGCGCAGTTTTCAGTTAACGCTTCATATTCCGATGGAACAACTAATCCCATTCTCTGAAAAAGTCGGGTTTCGATATTGCTGTCATAAATCTCAACGCTTGGAAGCTGGAGTATCCTATCGTCGTCTTCGCGAAGAAGTGACACGCCAACACAACTGGCTTGTAAACCGTGTCAATGAAATTACCAAATTCAAGGAGATTAAGGAAAAAACTCCCGAAAAAACAGTACCAACTAAGAAAGCTATCATTGACGCGGTTAATGAATTGAAGAAAACAGAAGGACTTCTACACGAATATGCTATTCCAAGTACGCATGATATTACCGACCACCTCATCAAAGGAACAGAATTCGGCAAATTCACAGCAAAAGGATTCCCTACCGCCGAACAATTCCTCGAAAAAATAGGTGCACTAGATTGGTTCAAGAGCGAAAGCGTTAAGTGTCTCCCTAGCGCGAATGATGATAACGCCGTGGATGCTTCGGAAGATGATGCCGATAGCGGTAGCGACCTCGACGCAGGAAACTATGGTGTAACACGCGACTGTGGCTCTATCCCAACAATGAATCTAACTGTCGTCTCGAGAATCCCGGTTGGTCCCAAACAAGTATATGACATTAGCGTAGAAGATACACACTCGTTTCTGGCGAATGGAATAGTAGCTCATAATTGCATGGTTTCACATGGAGCGGCAAGATTTACACGCGGACGCTTATACGACGCATCAGACAAGTATCAAGTTCATGTGTGCCGTGACTGTGGTATGATTGCTGCTTATAATGATAAAATGGGAATTCACTGTTGCCGAACATGTGATAACAGGACGAGCTTTGCATATGTAGAAATACCATACGCATGCAAACTACTATTTCAAGAATTACAAACTATGAACATTGCGCCAAGAATTATGACATAGACTTATATTAAACTATTTAGTAGATAATTAGATAATTAGATAGTTACTATTTATTATTTTTATTTTCATTTAATGTGAAACAAGATTAAGACAAGTTTAGATAAAATGAATTATATTTTATAATATATATTTTATAATATATATTTATAATATATATTTTATAATATATATTATATATAATACATAATAAATAATGTCAAACTTAGGAGGTGGATTTCAAGGTATTGCACCAATAATGACCGGAGGTGGTTCAGGCAAATATGGTAATGGTGGAATGATAGGTAGCAGTGAAAGGGCTCAAGATAGATTTTCTTTGGTACAAGCATGGAATGGTCCTGCTGCAACCGGTGTCATAAATGGATATAAGCGCCAAATAGGACCATTTAGGGCTGTAAATAATGCGGGAGATTTTCTTTCTCGTCAATATTATACATCCGGTGGCTCAAACCAGGTAAATAATATACGCGGTGGATTAACCGGTTATAGAGTACTTGGTGGTGCTATTCAGCCTAGTAAAGACAATACTGGTATCCCATCATCTACGTGTAACCCACGTTTCGTGTATGACGGTTCGGATTATATTCAGTTTAAAAAATTACAAGCTGTGAATAGAAACTACAATGATTACACTTTCGGTGGAGATGACTTTTCCGGTTCACAGTCTGCCTGGAGAAGAGTTCATAGATTTTAAATAAATATTATACTTATATTTACTTTTAAGTATATACCATACCAATCGTATATATATAATAATAATATTATAAATATTATATATATATATTACCATGACATCTGTTCCGATTAGAACACTTAAATACTATTTTAACGGTCCAACATCACCAACCGTTCTTGTAAAACAGCTTGGTAATAATGGTATACAAAGCTGTGTCGCTCCGGCACCCAATCAACAATACCCAACTGACCAATCAAGTATTGTATCAAATGCACGAGCTTCATTTATGAATGCGGAAAAATCAATATATTCTACTAATCCTCTCGCACCATCTACTAGCAAGGTCGCGTCACCAAATAATTATACTACGAGTATGTTTCATAGCCACTACCAACGACGTGTTTTAGCGGGAAAACCAATTCCTCTTCCGATATGTGGAGACCAATACATCAATATGCTCCGTTATAATGCAATTGGTAGGTCGGCGTATAAAGTAGGTCTTCCCGCAGATGCAGCATACCAAACTAAAAATAATGATAACACGATTCGAAACATTCGCCGCCAAAGGTGCCGCAATGGAGGATGCACTGCGCCAAAAAAGAAAGGAGCAATCGAAAATACTTTTCAGTCTGGTGGTTCATCTATTTTGACATCTTTAGGAAATAGACAAATTTATTCGTAATCTTTAGCAATTCTTTAGCAATTATTTTCATTTTAGAATTATATTTTTTTATTTTAAAAATATATAATAAGTATCAAAGTATCAACATGATCAATAAGTATTTAGTAGAATTTTTAGGAACAATGTTCTTTTTATATGTAATTATCGCAACAGGTAATGCATTCGCTATTGGCGCTGCTCTTGCGTTAGTTATTTACTTAGGCGGAAAAATATCAGGAGGTGATTTCAATCCCGCGGTTACTGTAATGATGGTTGTCGCGGGTAAACAACCAAAAGAAGAATTAATAGGATATATTTTAGCACAAATTTTAGGAGGTTTGGCTGCTTTTGAATTATATAAAAGATTTAATTTGTAATTTGTAAATTATAATTTTATTTTTTCTAACATAAAATAAAACTTTAGTAATAATAATAAGTTATTATTATTATTTATTATTATTAACTGTAATTATTTATTAAAAAAAATTTATTTCTTTGTGTAATATATAAAATGTCAGGAAACAATTCAGCAGCAATGCCAGCAGCAATGCCAGGAGAACAACAAGGAATGAAACAAGGACAAGGAATGCAACAAGGACAACAAGGTGGTCGTCGTAGACGTCGCACCGGTAGAAAGGGTAGAAAGGGCACTCGTCGTGCATCTCAGTCCCAGGGTCAGTCCCAGTCACAGGGTCAGCAGGGTGGTCGTCGCAGACGCGCTCGCAGCTCTCGTCGCAAAACCCACCGCAGACGTCACCACCGCTCCGGTCGCCGTTAAACAATCGGTAACTTAGGTGTGACAAATACTGTAACATTATTTTATTTTTAAAATAAACTATATATTAATATCTTCGTTTAATATATAATTAATTATTCATTATTATCATGTCCAGACATAAATCTAAAGTTACTCGTAGAGGTAGACGTAAAGCAAGAGCCGGAACTAGAAAACAATCTGGCGGGTTGTTTGGTTGGTTTAAAGGTTTTATGGGTACAAAACCTGCTGCTCCTACTCCTGGCGCTGCTGCTGCTCCTGATTCTGTAGCTCCTCCTCCGACGCCTCCTCCTACTACTGATACCAATGCTGCTGCTGTTGCTCCCAATGCCGCTGCTAAACCATGGTGGAATCCTTTTGCTGGCGGTGGTAGAAAAAAATCAAGAAAAACACGTCATCGTCGTCATCACCACCACCGTAAGTAAATCAAAATATAATCATAATCATAATTATAATTTAAATTTATTTATTACTAATAATAATAAATTTAAATATTACATACCATTTTTAGTCACGTTTTTTATACATATTCGCCATTAGTTTTAGAGCAACATATACAGACAATGCACCCAAAGAATAAAATAATACTTTCAAAAATACATCATCGGGCATCATTAATTTCATATTTTTACTATCCATCCCACTATCACTATCATCGTCCAGGTTATAATAATTTTTATATAACTCTGCATTATTTATATCCTCATTCGTATTGTCGTCAGCCATAGTAAATCCATCACGGGTACACACAGCGTTAGTTACAGGATTTGTTTTAGTAATAAAATTACAAGGAGATATGGCTTCAATATCACTTAATGTAACATAGTGCGTATCACTGCCTTGTTTATTATTTACATTTATAGTTTTAAGCTTAACAGGTAAACATTTAGGTATCCCTACATCAGTAAATGCTGAAAAAAAGTCGATTTTACCTATCGCCATTACATTTTCGATTGCACCAGGAACAAGACCTTTAAATTCTGAAAATTCATTACCTGTGTCTTGTAAAATACCAAGTGTCCCGGTAGGAACATTATCAAAATATAAACTTCTTGTTACCTTTTTATTCGTATATTGGTTAATACAATTTTCTGATGTCTCTAAAAAATATTTATTACCCAATGGTTTACCTGTTTTTGATGCATTCGACGTTCCCTCAACTAAAAGTTTAACATAACTAAAAATAGCACCTACACCATCTGATACATTATCTAAACTATCTCCTACTTTTATACCCATCTCTTTTGGGGTTTTAATATATTTAGAATAATTATAATTATTGTCCACTTCTTCGGGCATGTCTATATCTATTATTAATGTATATAATTATTTACATATATAATTATTTTTTATATATGAAAACTATATTAATTATTAAATCGAATTATTTATTTCAGAAGCAGAAAATGGAGGAACCTTCTTTTGCGATGAAACGGCCGTAGATTCATTGTTTTTTTCTGCAAATGAATTTAATTTTTCATCTGTTTTCTTTTTTATTCCTCCATAAATTTCTTTGCTTACATTTTGTATTTTTTCTAAAATTTTATTTACTTTAGGTTGTAACTTATTAGTAATATCGTTATCCATTATTTTTAGCTTTTGTTTCATTTCTTTTACTTCAAGACTATCGCCTTTACTTGTAGTATTTTTTGTATCCTTGTCAGAAGGCTTAGTTGCAGATTTATTATTATCACTACTAGTAATTCCTTCTATAATTGGTCTTTTATTACATATTTTTCCTAAACCATAATATAATATAATAAAACCAAAAACTACTATAAAAAAAAGTAATATTTCATTTTTATATTTAAATTTCATTGGATTCATTTGAAATATATTTGTATTATATCTGTATTATATTTGTATTATAATACAGATATTTTTTGGTTTTTTATTTAACCGCTCTTTAATTGTTTTAAAGTTTGTGCATTTTCTTCATTCGATTTATCAGCCTCGGCTAGTTGCTCTTGTATTTTATTTACTTTATCTTCTAATTCTTTAAATCTTTTTTTCATATCTAACTCAGCATCATCTTGTTCCATTCCTTCAATTAACCGGTTACATGTAGCCTTTACATAAATAGAATTTAATAACATAAAACTAAAAAGTACTATAAATATTATTACAAGTATATTTTCCATTTATTCGTGTTAAGTTAAGTTAAGTCAAGTTATATATAATAATAATACAGTTTTTATTTTTATAATTATAATATTATATTCTATTATAAATATAAATACAAATAATAAATGGTAAATAATAATCCTAAATCAAACCTTCCTCTTAATTTTAGGACATCAAACTCATTAATTACTACAAAAGTTCCTCACTACGCTACTAAAGATGGAACAGCGATTAGTATTGTTCCAGGGTTAAATCGCCCTTTAGCTAATGGGGTTGACGAGAATGTTGCCGAACTAAATAAATCAAATGGTCCCGATTTTAAAGCTCGTCCTATAAAACACTGGCGGCGTCAGTTGCGACCATCTACATTCGGAGGATTAACAACTGCTGGAAGTCGCGTTGCTACTATTAGTCTTGCTACAACACCTGGCGGCGAAATATACCGCGCGAATAGCAAGAATTGTTCCTGTGCCGACCTTACAAACGGTGGAAACGCGTATACAATTTCTGATAAATTTACAAAACAAGGGGAAAATACTCTTGGACCACAAGAGCTTAATGGTGGAATAAAGATTGAAAATAACGGTTATGTACAAGTTGGTGATACTTCTGCTCCCTCTGGAACTGAACAAAATTATCAGATTTTAACCGGTTTGTACAATACAAAATGTATTACTTGCAATCCTCAGGCAAATATTATAAAATCGGCAACATCGCTCTTAAGCAAAGCATATTATACCACTCATTGGGCTTATATGAGGTCACGAACAAATACGTATGAGCAGAAACTGTTGACCGTTCCTGTTCAAGGGCTAAATGCGGACTATTACTATGCCGATGGCCAACTTAAATGGCCAACTGACTCGCCTACAGGACCTCAAGTATATGCTACAACTGACCAATATAACCCCCAAAGCACGCGAACCTGTAATGGTCGAAAAGCAGGAACCACAATCTTTAAACCAAATAATCGCCAATATGCTTGTCAAGGTGCAGTTGATAGTAGCACGCGTATTGACCGTCTTAAACAAATAACTGTTAATACTAATGCAGCATCATTAAAAGCCGCGTTTGGTTCTGAAGGTGCAAGTGCATGCGCATATCGTGGTGTATCTGATACACCATACTTTCTTAAGAGCAAGTATCAACCGCCTATATGTTCGCAGAAAAATTTAGGCGCTATTTACAGACAGAATCGTACTGTTTGTTTTCAATCACAGTCTTCTGATTTGGAAAAACATTATAATACTGGATTGACATACTATTAATAGAATTTTAAATAACACATTTTATTTCATTTAATATTAACATATTTGTATAATCATATATTCATATTAAATTAAAAATACACTACACTTGCAAATTATATCTGTTACTAATATAATATGAAAACACGACGTTTAACAAAAAAATATAAAAATAAACGTAACAGTAAAAATAGGAAAAGTATTAAAAGTATAAAAATAAAAAATAAAAGTAGGAAAAGAATACTAAAGGGTGGTGTTCCTCATAGTGGTGTTATTATTAAAAGTAGTAGAAATAGTAGTATTAGACCTAGTAGTAGAGCTAGTAGTATTAAACCTAGTAGTAGAGCTAGTAGTAGAGCTAGTATTAGACCTAATAGTAGAGCAGGGATTTCAAAACCTAAATGTTGTGATCCGAAATCAATTAGTGACGGAGAAAGAATAATAGAAAGTATAAGGAATTTTCCACATACTTTCAATGATTTTTATAATAGTTTACTTACTCAATCAGAAATTGAATCTCGAAAAAATATACCAAATATGACACAAACATACCTTAGTACAATAACTATACAACCGCAAGGAGCATACCTAAACATAAAAGGATTACAACTTATAAGTTATTTAATACATAAATATAATACAGGAAGTGATGAAGAAAAAGAAAAAATAAAAAATATTATTAGTTTATTGGACCAATATGCGGCAGCGCCAGGGGTACGGTATTCAGATTTGGAAGTAATTAGAAAACAACTTAACAAAGATCATTTTGAATGCTATAAAGAATTATATGAAAAGATTTCCTCCCAGTTATTTCGATGTGGAAATGGTGATTGTCATCCTGTTTCAACATCAGCAATTTCTCTTTATTGTAAACCACGATTTAAACCTACATTAAAACCTATAGATGAATAATAATAATATATCAACAAAAATACAATTAACGTAATATATATTTATATATAATAGATATATACATATATATACATGGCTACACCGCCACCCATTCAAAATCCTACAAGAATAAATGCTCCACTCAATTTTAGACATACAGATACGCTTATTACAACAAAAGTGCCTCACTATCCCACAAAGCTAACAACAGGAATGAGTATTATTCCGGGCTGGAATCGTCCCAATGCGAATGGGCAAAATGCAAATATAAATGATAAAGATTATAATGGTCCCGATTTTAAACCCCGACCTTTAAAGCATTGGCGCAGACAGTTACGTGTATATGACTATAAAGGTGGTGCTAACAATTCAAGAACAGCATCCATTTCTCAACTCGACCGCCCAGGTTTAACAGTATACCATTTTAAACCCGATTGCTCGTGTGTTCCAGGAGAAGGCGGAAATTCATACATAATTTCAAACAATAAATTTGGTTATGAAACTAAGGACGACGACTACTCAAAAGGAGTACTCGATGTCAAAATACAAAATAATGGATTTACCACAGTACCTTATGATGCAACAGAAGCACAAATAAATGACCCGACAAACCCGGCTTATAAAGTATTGACGGGTGTATATAATACAAACTGTATAAACTGTTCCCCACAAGGAAATCTAATTAAGAGCGGAATTGCATTTCAAAGTCAGGCATTTTATTCATATAGTAACGACAAATTAGAAACAAGGTGTCAAACATATGAGCAAAATTTATCAACAAATAAGGCAGCAGGGTGTGTATATTTCAACGCACAAGGTATTCCATTGTGGCCAAACAACGAACCAAATGGACCACAGGTTGTCGCGCCGGTTAATTATGGAAGCACAACATATAAAGGGAATTTTTTTAATTTATACGATTATCCATCAATATCAAACACTCCACTTGGAGCTCTGCCCCAAGTATTTTCGGCCAATTTTATACCAAAAATAAAATGTAGACCTGTATATGTCAAAGCCGGTTTTTATGTAAATATGCCATCTTTGGCATCATTAATACAAGCAACTATATATGATAATAATAATAACAAAATAACAACATCATATAATATACAGTCGACATATATAAATCCATTACCATTTCCAATTTTACCTGCTTATGATAGCTGTATAGTTACATTTTATTTTCCTGAAAATGTATACATAAATCCATCAACTAACTATATTATTAGTTTTGAAACTGTAAATAATATCATATTTAATTGGTTTGTAGATAATTATACTAATAACTATCTTTCAGGCACACTTGTAGCCGAAGCATTATACTGTCCTTCACAAACAATTTACAAACCAAACAATATCGGATTCGGAAGACAGGGCGCTGTATCTGGTTCGACACGCCTTAAAAAATTAGTATCAGATACTGTGACATTGAATGGTAGCTCATTTTATAGCGCAAAAGGAGCACAAGAAGCTAATCTTGGAAAATACCAGGGAACAAATGTTGCGGGAAATTACTATGTCAAGATAAAAGAAGTTACTAATAGTTGTCTTGGAACGGTTCCTGGTAAACCTGTACTAACTGTAATAGATATCGATACAAGTAGTATTACATTTTCATGGGAAGATACTGGTAGTACACTTTGTAAAGTATCTTATTACAGCTTAACTTACTATGCAATACAGATTTTAGGAACTGTGCGTTCTCTGTCTTACGATAATAATAATAATAATATTTATAATAATAATAATATCTATAATAATAATAATATCTATAATAATGAACAATTTATTACTTCAAGTAGAGATATATCATTGGTAAATACCATTCCTGTATTTGATGACGCAATATATACTGACCTAAATAATAATATAAAATATAAAATAATATCGAAAATAACCACAAATACCGTAACACCTGATATTTTAGATACACAACTTACATATAAACTTACAGGACTAACCAAACGTACAGCTTATATTGCATATATAACTGGATATAATGGAAATGGTTTGGGAGAAAGTAGTGATAAGATCGTGACTGAAACTCTTCTTGATCCAAATCTAGCAGTAAACATACAATCTCCTTATTCATACGAATATAATAATCTACCACAAATTTTATATGGTAATGCGACTAGTGATACACAAACCATAAACTCTAATAATATAATAAGAACATCAATAGCATATGATAGAAATGCCGTATATAAAAATGTAGCTTCCATTTATAGTAACAATAATACTCAAAATACGTTTAAGATTTTATTACAAAATGCAGGATATTTTAATGTATATGCTTTCCAGTCTAGGTTCGGAGAGTATGGTTCATCAAGTGTTTTATTTGGACCGATTGTAGTATCAAAATCTACACCTACAATTAAATTTGAAGGTAATTTTACTAAACCACTAACATACGGTATGACATATAATTTACCAAGTGCTATTATAGAAAATACAAATAAAAATAAAAATGATGGTAAAAATATATTATTCAAATATCAACCTCACAATAATTCTATAGCTTCTATACAAACCACTGTTAATGGTAACTCGATTAGTCATTCAGTGTATATTATAGGAGTAGCACCATTTTATATAACAATTTCTACTATACTTAACCAATCGTTAAGTCAAAATTATAATGAGGCGATACCAATTAATAGTAACACATTTACTGTTGATAAATCTACACCATCTATAATACAGTCTACAAATTTAGTTACATCGGGAACATATGGTAGTCCATATACATTTTATCCCCCAAGTATTAATTATAATCCTGTAATACAACCACCTGGTAGCGTACCTCAACCACTTCTTTACTCAATTATAAATTCTTCCCCATCTGGAATTGCTAGTATTGATGCATCGGGAAAAGTAACTATAACTGGTGCCGGAACATTCAATATAAATGCTTATTGTAATAGCACAAGTGTTTATAATGCTGCATCTTTGTCATTACCATTGCCTACTATAACGATAGACAAACAAACACCTATAATTTCTTTTCCATCCACATTTGTTACAGCTGCTACATATGATGTTCCATATAACTTAGTTCCAGCAACAATCAACAATAAGGTTCAAACACTTTCATATAATGTTATTGATTCTGTACCAGCAAATAACGTAGTTAATATTTCCACAATATACAATAATACGAATACCGTTGGTGGTTCTAACTCTGGGACTATTCAATATTCACCACCACAATCTAATAACCTTCAGAAAATAAGTTACGAAATTATAAACCCAAACCCCACTTATGAAGGATTTTTAAACAGTATTTCTTTTCAACAATTAAATGCAAATATTCTTACAAATTACTATATTGTTTCTGTACAATCAGACACACATAATATAAATATAAATTCTACTTACTCTACATATAGTAATCCTGGTGGTAGGTCATCGAAAATTACTTCTCCTAACCCATCTTACCCTGCATTTCCAAATTTTTCACAAGCAATTTTGTCAACTATTGTAGATGATGTATATATTAGTAATATTTCTATAGCATTGAGTTATCCAGGTCCTGGAGTTACAAGCTATTTTGCTTGCGACTTAGTTGTAACAGATACAATTACTGGGCTTCCTCCGGTAAATTTAACAAATAATCCACTATCTTCTATTCAACTTCCCAACGGTGTATCAGGGGGTGCACTATATATGTATAATTTTTCATGTAATGTTATATTAAAAGAACCACAGTTAGCAAATGCTACCCTTGTTATTAAAAGTGGTTCAAACGCAGCATATTATCCCAGCACTAATGGTAATATGTATATAGAAATAAACTATATATCTATATTAACTAGTAAATGTAGTATTGTAAGTATACCAGCAAATATAATAACTTGCACAGATTTAGATATAACAGACTTCGCTATTGTAAATCATCCGGTTCATTCACATAGTATTTCATTTATATTAACTAGTAAATGTAGTAATTTAATTGTACCATCAAATATAGCAACTTCCCAAAATTTTGATTTAACAGACTTCGCTGTTTTAATGCATCCCGCACATTCATATACTATATCACTATGGTTACTAGGTAATATTACGAAAAATGTTTCAGGATATGAAATATATTCTGGAAATGGGACAATATGTGCTACAAATGGCTCTACGCCATATATTTACGGAACTATAAAACAGGGTGTTCCTATAACAACAATAGCTAATATTGCAACACCACTTTACTTTAACAGTGTTGGAAAATTTAACATAAACGCCTCGTGTAATTCAACGTCAAACTACTATGCTAACAGTAAAATATCTGAAACAGTAGTAGTTGCTGAAGAAGTTCCCAGTATTACATTTTCGCAAAATTTGAACCTAACATGTGTATATAATGTAGAATTTGTATTGCCTATACCTTTAGCAACAGTTAATAATAATATTCAAAATATATCTTACTCACTTGTTAGCGCTGATGACGATGAATCTAAAACAACCGTAGCAACTATAAACCCAGAAGGAACGCAACTGTTAATAAATAGTGTTGGAACTTTTAGAATAAAAGCGTCTGTTATAGAAACTACTAATTTAGATTTTTCAAAGGCACAAGGTGTATCAAATGTAATAAAAATTACCAAAGCTACACCAAGTATTACATTCGGCTCTACTTTTAAAACAACACTAACATATCTTAAAAATTACACGTATCAAATAACAGGCGTGACTACAACAAATACTGATACTCCCGGTCCTATATTATCTTATTCTAGTAGTGATACATCAGTAGCTACTATTTCGAATAATACTGTTACTATGATAAGTACTGTTAATATAATAAGTGCAGGTAGTTTTTATATAAATGTATCATGTCCTCCAACTAATAATTTTAATGGAGTTACATCTTTTAAATCACCTCCAATAACTATTAAAAAAGCTACACCGGTTTTTACTATTCCATCTGACTTTGCTAAAAATTGGACTTTTACTAGTCCTACGCCATATAGCTTGACAGGAATAACATCTAGTAATACCGATAGCAATAGTAGTATTCAGTATACTATACTTAATCAAAAAAATACAGTTGGTAAATCTTCTATAAATGTTGCTCAGTTAATAACACCGACACCGCCATTAACGCAAGTGACTCAGATTAAAATAAATAATGCAGGCTCTTTTATATTACAAATTCAGTCGCCAGAGACCAAAAATTTTATTGCCTGGGGCGTCGATCCTCCTCTATATATAATCATCCCCCAATTAACACCCACTATTACATTCCTTACAAAAGTGCCTAACTCATGGGTATATGGTAATAACCCATATACTTTTACTCCTGCAACAATAACAAATAGTGATCCATCACAAATAATAACATACAGTATTACTACTATTTTATGTCCCAATCCTCCTATTGGCTCTTTTGCAAATAATACAATAACATCTATTACAATTAATTCTGTAGGAACATTTCAGATTAATGCTACATGTCTTCCTTCAACAAATGGTAATTATACAGCACCAAGTACCCCAGGTGTTTCTACAGTTATAAGTGTAGGAAAGGAAAAGCCAAAAATTACATTTTCGAGTAGTTTAGTCAATAGTATTACATATGCATACAATTTGAATTATCCATTACCTTATCCTATAGCATATGTTAACAACAACGTTCAAACACAGTCATTCTTCACCTATTCGACAGTAAACATGGGCAATGATGATCCTTCTACTGTTGCTTCTGTTTCTTCAAATAATGCATCTCAAAAAGCATCTCTTACTATAAATAGCGTAGGCAGTTTTAGAATATATGCACAAGTCGGCAACTCGACTAATCATGACTTTAGTTCCAATGAAGCATACTATAGTATTAATATTACTCCTGCTACGCCTACTATTACATCGTCTTTGGTTATACCATCTTCGTGGATATATGGCGGCACATATATTATACCATATCCTACAACTTCCAATACTGATACTACACCAGGACCTGTAATTTCATATTCAACAGATAGTCCGGATATTATTTCAATCTCAGGAACAAGTATTAATATAATAGGTGTAGGACAGTTCCAAATTTATGTTAATATAGCAAGTACCAACAATTATTATGCAGCGACATATACATACCCGTCTGGTTTGTTATATATACCTGGTAATAAATATACAAATTATACAGCATCACCGGCAACTACCGTGATTAAGTTTCCAGATACTTTTAAACAAACTGCAACATATGATACTCAATATGATTTTGTACCTGTCGAATTTGTAGTAGGTAACGCATCAAAACAAACAGTTACATATAGTATACAATAAATTAGTAAATATGAAAGTAAATATGAAAGTAAATATGAAAGTAAATATGAAAGTAAATAAATATATTAGGTAAATAAAATAATAAATATATTTTTATAGTTATTATATTATATAATAAACGTCAAAGTAATGAGCAATACTGGTTCTGCAGTTGCTACTATTACATCAGGAGCAAATACACCTAACCCAACTATTGTATTAAATTCATTAGGAACTTTCAATATAGTAGCAAAAGTATCTTCTAGTCAAAATTATACAGGAACTACATTAACTTCATTACCAATTAGAGTATGGCCTGATATACCTGATATTCAGTTTTCACCTTTAGTTGCTTCTAAGTCTCCATACACATATATCTATGAAAAAAACTCATATGAGTATACAGAATCAGCAGCATCAATTACAAATAATACTGGACAGACATTAAATTATTCTATTGTAACTGCCGATAGCACTACAAATTCACTTAAACCTTCTACAGTAGCTACAATTGATCCCACGGGATGCTTTTTAACTACCGTCTCATGTGGTGATACTGGTACTAGTACTTTCAGGATATGTGCATCAGCGGATGAGAGATTAGATGGTGATTTTGGTCCAAATAAAGCACTTTCTGATATATTAACTATTGTAAAAGCAACACCTACCATTCTTCAGTATCCGCAAATAAATCTACCCACAGGAGTAACGGCATCCACGTTGGTATATGGACAAGAATATAAAATTATTCCTAATCCATCTAAAGTTAGTATAATAACATCAAATACAGATACGAATCCTTATCCTACTATAATTTATAGTATTATTGGTACTAATAATCCCGTTGCAACAATAGCCGGAACAACGGTTCAAATAGTAGGCATAGGAAGTTTCCAAATAGCGATTAGCGTAAGTTCTACAACAAATTATAACCAAATTCTGCCTTCACTGTCACCGTCACTACAAATATATGAGACAAAAAAAGCTGTACCTACTATTAAATTTTTTCCAATAATACCTCAAACATTAGTTTATAAAGGAACTCCATATGTTATTCCTTCTACTATCAGAACTAGTAATAGTGATATCCCTGGACCTTCTATAGTTACGTATACATCAAGTGACACGAATGTTGCTACTATATCTGGAAATACTATTACAGTTACAGGAGTTACAGGACTAGTAAATGGAATAGGAACAGGTAACTATCAAATTTTAGTTACAATCGCTGCTACAACGAATTTTTCTGAAATTACATATACTTACCCATCTCCTACTACATATTATCAAACTATATGGGCTACACCTGATATCACATTTTCTAAGAAGGCATTTGTAACTTCTTCTATGTATGGTTCTACGTATAATTTTGTAGCTCCCATTTTGACAAATAGTGACCCATCGCAATTATTAACATATAGTATTGTTAATTCGGTTCCTGGTCTTGGTGTAGCGCCTAGTACAAGTGTTGCTACACTTGTATATAAATCAGGAGTAACAAACCCATCGGTTGTTATAAATTCAGTCGGAACATTTCAAATTCAGGCATCATGTTTAGCGTCTTCTAATGCATTTTATAGTCCTCAATCTGCTACATCAGACCTTATCACAATTAGTAAAGAAATTCCAAATATTGTATTTAATACCTCTAATTTTAAAAGTAGTTACACTTATAAACCTACAACTCCATATACATTTACGTCATCAAGTCCAATCGCTTCTATTACACCTAATAATGGAAACCAGATATTAACATATTCTATTGTCGCCACTGATGGTGTTACACCTTCCACAGTAGCTACAATTAGTTCTATTGGAACAGGAGCATCTCAAATTATATATCTTACTACAAATAGTGTAGGTAGTAGTTTTAAAATACTTGCAACAGCAGCCGCTACTTCGAATGGTGACTATGGGCCAAATAGTGTACCATCTGAAACTATTACGATAATATCGGCAACGCCAACAATAACCACGTTTCCTACATTACCTTCGAAGTTTATCTATGGTAATCAATATACGATTCCCAATACTACTACGCCTCCTTATACTATAATAACCACTAATACAGACATACCTGGCCCTACTATCACATATTCATCAAGTAATACAGCTGTTGCTACTATATCGGGGTCGGTTATATGTTCACCTAATACAGCAATCTCTAGTATAACTGGAACAACGATTACCATTGTAGGTGTAGGACAATTCCAAATTAATGTTACCATAGGAGCTACTACATATTATAATAAAGCAACATATGTATATCCTTCTCCAACAACATATTATAATTCTATACAAGCAACTCCAACAATTACATTTCCTTCTAATTTTGGAAGCGGATGGGTAATTGGAGTACAATATAATTTAACGAGCACCGTAACCACGAATGCTGGTCCTGGATATCCCATTCCTAACCCAGTAATATATAGTATTATAAATCCAAGTGTTAGTAATATTGCTACTATAAGAACATCAGGTTCAGGTTCAGGATCAGGATCACAAATTACAATTAATGATGCTGGAACTTTTCAAATACAAGCCGGTTTGGCAGAAACACCAAACTTTACAGCTGCAGTACCAGTTATATCAAATACTATAACAATTGTTACTTCAAATGTGTCCATATTGTCTAATAATTTTTCAAATTTTGTATATGGTGGCGGACCATACACTTTACAGGTTGTTACAAATAATACCGATACAAATCCACGACCCTTTATAACTTATACAATAGTTCCTCAGAGTGGTTCAACAGGAAATGGAACTATAAATGGTAATTTACTTACTATAACAGCGGCAGGAGGTGCTTATATATATGTTAATATAACAGAAACAGAAAATTTTAATGCTGCTAATATACCTATATATGTTAATATAGCACAAGCAACTCAGACTTTTGTTTTAAATTCAAGTTTGAATATATATACTACAATAGGTTCACAATTTGAATGTTCCAATGTTTTAGTACCATCTCAAAGTAATAATCCAAGTCCTTCTTATTCTTATACTGTGGTTATTAGTCAAACAATTAATAATAATTATTATCCAACTTTATTTGGTTATGGTAGTGTTGCTACAATAGATAGTAATAATAATTTAACATGTGTTTCTCCAGGTGCTTTTACTATAAACGTTACAGCAGCAGCAACTACTAATTTTTCTCAAACTACTATTTCAACACCTATAATTTATGTAAGTATAGTGCCGGAAGTTATTATATTTAATAATCCGCAAACATTTCCTCCGAGCGTATCACAGTCTGGAGAAGTTGGAATGGCAATAAATATACCTTATCTGAACTATCCATTCGGATTTCAAAATTATTCCGCTTTAACTATTACAAATAGTAATAATGGTGCTACTTTTACTTTAAATGCACAAACTACTCCTACATTCAATGTTCCTACACTCGGTAATGTAAATAATGTAATGAATAAGTATATAGTATTTTTCCAACCAGCAACAGCAGGCTCTTTTTCGCAAGCATTAACACCATCACAAGCAACAGGATATATAGAATATGTTGGTATAAATTCAATTGCTAACGGTATAGCATCAGGACAACAGCTAGTTTTTACTTTTTCGGGTAATACTAGCACGTCAGTAGCAGTGGGAGCAGCGACAGGACCCGATCCTTTAATAATTAACTGGAATCCTGGAAGTCTTAACATTACACCAGGGCTCGTCTATGGTGCTTATTATACTCTTGGAAATCCTACAATCGCCTTTGTTAGTGGTTACACACCTAACGTGCCCAATGGTACTGGTGTAACGATTTCTACATTAAATAGCGGTGGTATTACGGGGTATTATATTGCTCCATGGGCAGGCTATAATACAAGTTCTATTACAGGTGGAATTGTAAGTTACATAGGGCTACAAAACTTACCATATTATAGTTATGTTACACAAGCGTGGGGTGTTTGGGCATATTATCAACCAACCAATACGTATCAAATTTATCCACCTACAACAAGTCAAACAATAAATAGTACAACATATTATTATTATGTTGGAATACCACAGATGGCTAATCCGTTACAGTTTACTAACTATTATCAACTTTATGGATAAAAAGTAGAGATATTATTAAACCTTTAACATTTACATAAACTTCGAGTGTAGAGGGTTTATGGTAACATTTATGGAAGTACAATAAGCATAAATCAAGATGGGCGCAAATTATTATTATGTTTGAATTCCACGCATGACTAGCCCAGAAATGGATAAATTAAAAATAATAATATAAAATATTTGCGTTATGATACTATTATTTATAATATTATAAATAATATTATAAATAATATAAACAATAAATGGATAAAGAAGCAGAATCGGAATTAAAAGAGATGGAAATACCATTTTATAAATCAAAAGAAGAACGTGTATCGGACGTAAAGCCAATTATACAGAAATTAAGCGAATTAGAATTAAATACATCTTACCCAGCAATAAAGAGACTATATAAAGAGATTGGCGAATACATGAAGGACGGCGAATCACGAAAGATTAACATTCCATTTCCAGAAGTGAAACGCCGTATTAAGGGATTCTTGTCGGGAGATACACGCAAAGAAACTTGGGTAAAATTAGAGTCGGATGAATAGATACTGCGGCATCCCTCTCGCGCCATCCTAATTCTTTTTATCTATCAATATTTCTTTACCAAGATTTTTTATTATTTTCTTCTCATAGTTGTTATAGTTTTCAATAGGTTCGCATATTGAACGCATCATTGTGAGGTATTCCATTTGCTTTCTTTCTGTCTCCATCCAATCGGGGTTATCTATTGCCCATTGCTGTAATGCAGTGCGTTCTTTGTCTGCGATTTTTACGATTGTGTTTTTCATCATGTCGTGGTTATCATCTTTCAACCATTTGTCTTCATCTTTTATATACATTATATCCCGTTTTATATCTGTACAATGAATTGGACGTTTATGAATGTCCAACTCTTTGAGTCCTTTTATCATGACATCCGTAATACCGCGTGAAATACCGTTAGTTTTCGAAAATAGTAAATCCTCCAATGTTATCTTCAATGAATCAATAAAGTCGGATATATTTAGTGCATCTTTGCAGTGTTCATTTAAAAACACATTCAAATTAAAGTTATTAGTTGTATTATTATTGGTAGTGTTACCGATTTTTGGTATTATACTATTTATCTGTTCTTGTTGTCCTTTAATAATTTTCATCATCTCATCGTTATCTTTAATAAGCTTAAGTAGAAGATCGTCCTTCGTAAAGTTACTGTATTTTGGTATACACGTAAGTTCAATATTACCGTCATCATTATCATTATTTTCACTAGACATATTTACATGATTCGTGGTATCGTGTGTAGACTCTTTGAGTACAGAATTTGTAACGGGTGTATTTATAACAACACACGTATGCTTATGCTTTGCTAGACCAGGTCTATACTTATAACTGTTACCACATACGCAGCTAAATGGTTTATCTTCTTTATTTGGAGTTTTTTTGTTACTCTCGGTTACTCTTTTATGCTTGTTGGTCTCGAGGTGTCGTTTGTATTCATTTTGCTTAGAGCATTTGAAGTGACAATTTTCGCACAAAAAAAATGGAGTTTTTTTGGAGTTTTTTGGGTTATCCATTTTCATATATATAGAGTAACATAAAAAACTCCTAAACCCTTTTCATATAATATATAAAAATATTGAAAAATTATGGTAACAAAAAAATCAACTTAAAAATGGGATTTAGAGCATTATGCTCTGAGTGATGAAATCGATGTTTTTTTCAAAAGTCTACCCCCGGTTTTCAAAATTGGACATTTATAAATGTCCATTTTTCAAAAAGGGCCTCCGAGAGTTGAAATTTTCATACATCATCACTCTTTCGGCGTCCGCCTTCCCTTTTCCGCGGGGTTACCTTTATGCTTTGATTATTTATTTACAATGTGGTCACGTGGCGACCATAATGGTGTGAAATATAAAACATGATATATTCAGGTATTTTTAAGAATATATTCAAAACATGTCCCAAAAAGTCGACATCATGATTATGAAAAACTACTTTCCCAAATTCGGGACATCTTTTGGGAACAAACCATTGTGCTCCATTTCACCAAAATATATTATAGTAATAATACATTATAATACATTATAATACGTTATAAATGTTAAAAAAAACAGTTACAATAAAGTAGCATATATACTAGTATAAATAGGATGACTCAGACTCAGACTCAGTCTCTAACTAAGACTTTAGAAAAATGTGAAAATGAAAAGGAAAAGGACAAGGACAGTAAAAAAGGTTATAAGAAAAGCAAAAAGCTTAAAATGATAGAGGACAGTATTATTCGAAAATGTTGTATATATTTATATAAAAAGTTTAATTTAAAGGAGTTACAAGAAAGCACATTTTATCGTCATGTACATGACACATTTATTTTTTTAGTTTCTTTTATAGCATTGTTTAGTATGAACTTGACACACTTAGCTGTTCTTTTTATAATCGTTACATGTGATGCTTTTGCGATTGTAGTTATGCACGGATGTCCTTTAACTGCATTAGAACGAAAGTATATTAAGAGTTCATCGTGTGATGATCGTGATGAGTTATTAGGTGCTCTTGGTATATCATATAATTGTAATCATGAGTATGAAAAACAGGTTGAATTGCTTGTCAATGTTTGGCTACTTGTTGCTGCAAAGTGTATGTGTGTTATAATAATGAAGATGTTTAACATAAAACTATTTAATTATAATAATATATATTCCAATGATTGAATAAAATATCAACACAATTAAAAATATAAATATAATTAAAAATATTAAAATATTACATATTAAGTATTAAAATAATAAATATTAAAATATTAGATAGTAATGGATTTTATTTTAGATAAAGTGAATAATGTTATAATTAGGTCATTAGATGATTTATATAAATTTTTGAATATATTTTACAGGCCGAATTTATCAGAAAATATAAAAGTAATAAATAATTTAAAAGAAAATGCACCATCGTGGTTACTAATATTGTCTACCATTTCTATTATTTCTTACCCTAATATTTTCTTAGGGGTATTTACATTTATAGTATTTATATTTATTGCTTATTTTTACCATGTAGTGGCTCATGTTCATAAGAATATTTTTTCAATAGTGCATCATTATCATCATGAAAATGACAATTTCTTTTCCCATTTTATTCAGATTATGTTGGAGTTATCTATACCATATCCGTTTGTAATGTTATCATATTTTTTTGGAATAAGCATATTTGACCCTTGGATAATTATTTATTTTATGTTATTTTACTGTTCGGTTCATAATATTAATTATTCGATATTTAAAGTAAATGGTGTACATAGGTTGCATCATACGGAGGTGAATTTAAATTTTGGACCAGATGTATGTGATGTAATGTTTGGTACAAAACATAGTAGCGAAGATTGTGTAGAAAATACGAATCATTATATTCCAAATATAATAGTTATTACAGGTATTGTACTTATACTGAAGTATGTATGTAAAACAGAATGGGTAAAAGATAGTTTACTTGTGGGTTTAATAACATTATTATCGTCGGGTATTATATTACTGTTTTTTTCATCTATTATTCTATGGTATTTAGAGTGTAAAAAGTATAACAATAAGATAGAAAATAGATTGTGTGGAGAAGGAGGCGCTGCGTGTGTCGAAAAGGATACACCCGTGTGTGTCGAAAAAGATACACCCATTGAACCTGAAATATAAAATTATAAAAATAAAGAATTATTCTTATTTTTATAATTAATCTAATTAATATATAATATAAGATAAAAATATAAATATGAGTAAAATAAATGCTGATTTAGATAAAAGATTAAAACAAACTGAGGCATGTTACACTTTCGAAAAACTAAATTATGAATCTGGATTGTTAGATACAAATGTAGATGTTACATATATTATTCATTTAGAGAATAGCAGACGTTATGATAATATCATTAAACAGCTTGAAAAAATCAAGCCTACAAAAACAGTTTATATATTACTTAACAAGGGTTATAATAAATGTAATAAAGTAGGAATTAAAACTACGTATGCTGATTTAACAGATTCTTATTTACAAATATTTAAACATGCTCAAAAACAAAACTTCGGCAATATTCTAATTCTTGAAGATGACTTCATTTTTAGTGAAAAAATAAAAGAAAAAGAACATATTACAAATGTTAATAACTTCCTTGAAAAAAAATCTGGTGATAATTTTATTTATTTTTTAGGCACTGTTCCATGGTTGTTAATACCATACGATTCTTATAACTATAGGTGTATATTTTCAACAGGAACACATAGTATCATTTATAGTAAATCACACCGCGACGACTTTTTAGAAAATTTTAATAGAAAAATGTTGGTAACAGATTGGGATGTTAACTATCATATTAATTTAACAAGTAGATTCATTTATTATACACCACTATGCTACCAAATATTTGAAAATACTGACAATTCTAAAGAATCCAAATTCCAAAATAAATATTTGGCTTTCCTATCTGACTTATTTACGTATTTTAATTATAATGTTATTTTTAGAATATTAGGTATGGATAAAAATCCCGAACCAGGATGCTCCATTTTATATTTTTATTCCAAATTTATATTTTATATCGGTCTGATATTTTTAATATACTTACCTTTCCTTATAGCATACGGTATAAAAAATTTTTATACAATAAAACAGTACTGTTTTCAAATCATAAATACTATTAGGGGGCAATAATCTAACCCAATCTAACCCAATCTAACCCAATCTAATCTAATATTTATATAGTCTCCTCGTTTTTTTACTATACACTTTTCGTCGTATACTTCTTCGCTTATTTATATATTTTATATATTTTTTCCCTCCAGTCTGGCTTTTATTTTCACTTAAAAATACTAGCTTTTTCACTAACTTAGCATTAGGGTTATCTGATAATAATTTTGATACGTTACTATAATTAATTTCTTTCTGTTTATCCACTTGTAACTTATTTACATGACTATACAACTCAAACATATAACGATGCTTACCTGTTTTAGGAGGCGGAGAAGGCTTGTAATAACTTTTTATAACTTGCCCACTATTTATATTATTCGCGGTTATGGGTATATTTATTACTAACCAATGAATAAATATTCCTTTTACGGAATGAGGATCATACATAATCAAACTTGAATACCTTGATGGATTGGGGGTTATAGTTACTATAGGTTGGTTTATAGTTTCTGATAAAAGCAACTCTTGATATGGTGGGTTTTGAGAGGTAATCTTTACACCATTATATACTACTTCCATTTTATACTATATATAATATATGGTATAAAAATAAAACACTAAAACACTAAATATTAGAAGACTATATGCTCATCTATCCATTTTTTTATTCTACTATTTGTTGGTTCAAGTAATTTATTTAATCCGTCAATGTAAATATTCGCATCTGTATCACTTTTAATCATGATATTTAAAGTATTATATATAATATTATATACTTCTTGTGTGTATATATCGGTTATACGAATAAATACATCATCTATATTCTTTACTTCAGGTGAAGAAACATCTGAAGATGTATTATCATTATTTACAATACTATCCATTTCAGTTACAGGTATAGGTTCTTGTTCCGGAGATTCATCACGCAATATTTTTTGCATAATTTTTGTCTTCTTATCTTTCTCCTTTTCACGCTTTGAAGACATAAAAGATATTGATGCTCCACCACCTTGCGATGATGATTGTATATGAGACGCAACAGGTGCGTGAGAATTGGGTAAATTCTGTAATTCATAATTCTCAAATCGTTTTTGGTACAATATTTCGTTGTTTTTTTGCCCTTTTCCGTCACTTTCTAAAATAGTTTTATACATCTGAAGTGTGTGTAATATATGAATTTTGTCAGTTTGACTATATGTTCTTATTAAATTTCCTATTCCCGTTTTAGCCAATTCTATAAGAAGATCGTATAATTTTTTGTTATCCGTGTTAGATTTTGAATCATTCATAAAATGATAGAACTTCTTGAATCTATAAAAAATATTAAATAAGTAGAATAAATCTTCCTGTGTATCATTATTATACCATCGTATTACTGGCTGCGAATAATTAGGAATTTGTATTTGTAAAATGTTATTGTGTATGGTCAGTTTTGTACCAATCGGTGCAAAAGATAAGTAACCGATTTGTAATATTGCCTGAAGTGGTTCTAATATAGTTTCAAATCGCTCTTTCTTTCTTTTTGTTCTTATTGTACTATAAATAAAATTTATCGTTGACTGCATATCTTTATTTTATCTTCTTGTATTAAAAATATAAATACTATATAGTAAATACTAAATATATTTAAATATAAGTATTCGTAAATATAAATATTAATTATTACAAATAAATATTTATAAATAAAATACAATAGAATATAAAATGGATACAGTAGAACCCCCAATTGATAGCCAACTGCCTTCTATTATTAAAAAAAATGTAGACGGTATTATATTAGTATTATCTTGTCAAAAACATAGAAATACACGACTCAAGGAATTTTCTTTGAGTAAAACTAGTTACAATAACTGGGAAGTAATATATGTAATAGGTGACTTATTTTTAAACAAAAACTATATTTTAGATGGGAATATTTTACATGTAAGATGCGAAGATTCATACTTACATTTACTGAAAAAGTTAGCAGTAGCGATGAAATCTGTTAAAGAGTTATTTAATATTAAAGAAGGCATTTTAAGATGTGGAGATGACTTGATTTTTAATGAAAATAATTTAATTACATTTATTAAGTCTAAAAAATTCGATTACTGGGGGCAATCTTGCTTTAAAAAAGGTTATAAATGTGTTGATAAAAACAGTTTAAAAAAAACAAAACCCGACCCTTTTATGATGCTTTACTATAATAAACATAAAGAAGATTTTTTAAATCCTCAACACGGTATTACAAATATGAATATAACATCTCTTTCAAAATATGCAACACGTCCTAATATTTATGGTGCAGCTGGTGTTATTTTTTATTTATCAAATAAATCATGTGATATTATTATTCGCCATATGGAAAGAATAAATTTTAACATACTTAGTTACGACGCATTTACTAGAAGTTATCCATATACAATTGAAGACTGTGGTGTATCATTTATATTGTATTGTAATGACATTGAATACACTGATGGACAGTTTTTTTATGATACTCCACATAAAAATACTATTGCTAAACACACAAATAAATATAAGTAAAATATAAGTAAAATATAAGTAAAATTTAAGTAAAATTTAATTATACAATTTACAAGCTAAAATTTGTATAATTAAATGTACGTAAACTAGTTACAATTTTATTCTGAATTATTTAAATTAGTTGTATTAGTATTATCGACCTCGGCACTCTCGGTAATTTCATTTGCAAGATTCTCTGGTTGTGTTGATGACTCGGGTAAAGACGGATTTGATTTATTTTTACTATATGCACCGCCTACTCCGGCACCAATATACACATTATTTGTAAAATTAGAACTTTTACCCTTCAAAAATGCATTGTTATTTGTTTTAAAAAAAGAAATAGGTGTTCCATCTTCGTATATATTCGATAAAAAAATATTATTAGAAGAGTATAATTTAACGCACGAAATATCATGTTTTTCACACCAAGTTATAGATTTTTGTATATGTAGTTTTTTCATCGAATCTATTTTATCATAGTTGTTCCGATTTGTTATCATATTTAATGTAGTAATTATATTCTCTAATTGTCTCTGTCCAAGTACTACATTTATTTCCTCGATTTTATTTAAAAAGTAGTAATCATGTTCAAGATTTAATATACTTTGAATCTCCTCGGTTGTATCTAGTTTCGAAAATTCATTACAAAAAACTTCATATAGTCCCGACGAATCGTCTAATAAAAAATTCTTACAAACGATATATTTTTCCGAATTTGCTAACCTACTTGTATGTGGTTTTGTTATATAAACTTCACCATATAATGACGATAGTAAGTATAGCATGTCTACTGTAAGTTTTGAGAATATATCAAATATCTTTAAAACAAAATGTCCGCCTTTTTTCTGCATAGTTACTGCATATATAATTTCGGCAACTAGCAACTTACTGACTAGTTTTTCCTGTTTATTAAAATCATTTGAAACATCGATTCCTCCGTCTGCTGTAATAATATCCATAGAATTCATGAAACGGTCTTTACAGTATTTATAATTTTCCAGTTTCAAAATATCGCCTGTTCCATCTTCACCATTTACAATTTTAACATTTGGGTTATTTTCTAAAAACGTGTTGCTCTTTTTCCAACCAGGACAGCCTGGGTCCTCGTTTAGAAGCGTCATACCATAGTATATATCATTTGCATTTTTACGCATATATGAAGTCGCTTCGATAAATCCGCCAGGACCTTCTGCAAGATGAAATGTTTTGATGGTTGATGGTGGGGATAACTGAGGAGGCGAAGAAGGATGTACATTTTTTATTTCTCCTAGTTTAAACATTTTCCATAACTCTATCATTTTATAGAAAGATCTAGATAGAGGCTTTAATTTACTGATTGATATTTTATTACCGGGTATAAGAGTATGAATAAATTCATAAGGATTTGTATACTTTTTAATATTATCCCATGCGTCAGATGAAACCTCGATTTGTTTCTTAAATTTTGATAAATAGTCACACAATGAGTATGATATATAACATGATGGTAGCGGGGGAGTTGGTGTATCAATAGAAAAGGATACGTAATTATGTATTTCAGGGTTTTTTATTGATATTAAATTATAATATGACATAAAGATAGTTATATGTATCTAAAAAATAATATTTAGATTGTTTAATTATTAATCATTATTTACAGCAAGTAAATAATAATCGGTTTTAAATTTGGTTTCAGTTAGACACCTATTGAGTTGGCTTAGGGTTACTATAGTTATATTTAATATTTATATATTTTTCTTGTTTTTTTATTTTTTATCTTATATCGACGGCTGGTTCTATATTTTGTTTTACGCTTGGTTCTATATTTTGTTCTACGCATGGTTCTGTGCTTGGTCCTATTTTTATACTTTTTTATACGAGTATGATTACCACCTTCCTCTGTACGAGGTTTCTTACTAGGTTGTGTATATGGTGTAGGTGGTGTATAATCTGATAAAAATTTGTGAACGCCTTCTATTATAAATTTTTTAGTAACTTCTAATACAGTGGGTCTTATACAAATAGCTGGATCTCCTGCGACTTGAACAAAGGCGCAAATGTGTTCTTTTATTATTCCCATAATTAACTCAGCTATTTGTGTAGAATCACCTTCAAGTACAATACCATATTCTTTTAAAACTAATTCAATATATTTTTTAAGCAAAGGTAAATAATTTTTAAAATCTATAATATCTTTTTCACGTTCATAATATGGACTCATGCATGCCGATAAAACTGGTAGTATTTTTTCAATAAACTTTAATAAATTAGCACTTGTAGTAATAGGAGTAAGTTCAGCATGATACATATGAAGAATATATTCATGAGTCAACTTATACATTTCATCTTCAGTTTGTGTACCGCCATAGATTTTTAATTCGAGTGCTCTTAATTCATCAGCATTATTTCCAATATCTTGTTTTTCTTTAACTAACGTATCTATAATATTTGAAAGAAATACTTTTTGAGCCGCATTAAACACTATTTGTCTATCTTTTTGACTCATATAATCAACACTAGCCAATGTATGCTCTATTTGGTTCAATTTAACAACACTTCCTGTATTATCTGGTTTTTTTACACCAGCATTTTCTAATAGTTTTGCATGTGCTGCTTTTTCTGCATTATAATGTAACGATTTCAAATTCGATTGCTGCGGATCTCCTGCAAGTGTCGGAATGGAAAGTGGTTCAGTAAATTTATCAAACACACGGTTTACCATTCCTGGAGGATGCATCATTAGTCCTTTTAGGTATTTGTTTCTTAAATGTGCAGGTAATACGTTTGGGGCCTTATTTTTTTCAAATTGAGTGTCAAATTCTTTTGTAAACACTCGTTTACGAACTGCAGGTTCACATGCTTGCAGTATACTTATAAGAAGTTTAAAATCTGGTTCACTTAATTTAATATCTAATACGTGTATTATTTCATCTATAAGTTGTTTATCCATATATACATATAAATAATATTAAAATATAACACCTAGAATAAAAATAATAGTAACTATATTTTATTCATTACATTATTAAAGTACGGTAAACTATGTTTCATTAATTTACCTATTTATCACCTGAAGGTGGCTTACCAGATAAAGCTGCAAGTGCTGACGGATTCAACTTAATCGACCCAAATTTAGACGATGATGGTTTTTTCTCTTTGGATTTATCTCCCTGACCTTCAGCTTCACTTGCCGCCGCAGTCGCCGCAGTCGCCACTTTTTCTTCCTTAGTTGATTTTGCCTTTTCAGCCGAAAGTTTCGAAGACGATTCTTTCATTCCTAATTTCGACTTTTCTATTATTGCCGCAGCTGCGCCCGGTTCAGCAGCAACAGCACCTGTGCTTGGTAGTTTAACAGCCGAAAGTGCCGATTTCTTCTTTAATGTAATACCTTCAGATTTATCCAACTTTTCTAAATCTTTATCACTATAACCCTTTACACTAGCAACTGCAGCTTCAGCACCCATACTTTCACCTTTACCTTTACTCTTGCTCTTACTCGTTTTATCCTTCGCCTTTGAACCAAATAGTTTTGACAGTTGTGTATCAGTACCCTCCAATTCGGCAGCCGATAATCCTAAACTTGCACCCTTTTCTCCCAATAATTTCAAATCTGATTCTTTTGTAGGCCTATATGACATTTTACCTTTACCTACTCCAGCGCTCTCACCCTCCTCAAGCATCAGCTGTGATGCAACCATTTGAGCAGCTAATGTATCCTTACGATTCAATTTCTCCTGAAATACATGAACCCCCGTAACACTCTGGAAAACATCCTCAACATCGACACTTGCGACTTTTTTAAATACGAAATAACGGTTATAGAATGAAATCTGTTTCTCCTTAGGGGTCATAAAGGGTGCGGAACCGTATCTAGTCTTTTGCTTAGGGTCTTGCTGTATTTCGCTCTCCATGACTGTGAATAATTCGGAGAACATGCCGGAACTATTTGGGATTCCTAATTTAACTGCCTCATCACGCTTCAACAGTTCAAACCCGTAGCTTTTCATAAGTTCCGTAAAATACGTAAAGTTTACCAAATATTCCTTGATTGTTTTGTTAATTGAGTCTTGATAAACATCGATTGCATATCCTACACAGCTAATATCAGGGTCATATGTTGTTTGGCTATATTCTTTTGTAACCTCCCAAATTTTGTCACCATCGATATTTAAACCAATAGACTTCCCCCTTTCTAAAGAACGAAGAGCATGAAACATCGACGCACCATCATAACAGCTTCCGATAAAATATCCACCCACTTTGGTGCACTGACTTACATTTTTAAGAAACTGGTTTAATTTTTCTATATTTTCGAAGAAGTAGTGTAAGGCGAATTGACATGACGATATATTGAAACCATCAGTCGCTTTTCCATATTGGCGGTAAACACCCTTCCCTAAAATAGACTCGTCTTTGGGGCCATCATTAAATAATGCGCGAACAATTTCCTTTCCTTTCTCAGTAAACATTGCGTCGCCAGATTTAATATTTACACCACTGTTTCCGTTTACAAATAGTGCATAGGGCATTGAGTAAAATTTCTTCCTATAGTTTAAGAACCGTGCACACGCTCCATCAAGGCGGTTCTCAATATTATCTTTCGACAAATCTATACCAAATACGAATGCTAATTTTGCCTCAATCCATTTAGGAAAGTCGCCGGCTTTACCCACAGCATAGTCAATGAGCGTATTTCCTTTCGCTGCCGTTTTGGTAATAAGCATTTTTTTAACAAATAGGTTATGAAAGTCGCGCATCGAACGCGTCTTGTTGTCGCCACTAGACTTATTATAATACACATCATCGTCGGCGAGTTCATCGGGTATATTTTGACCAGTAGTTATCATCTCCAAGGTAATAGGATTATGGATAGAGTACCAATTACTGTTAGCAACATGATATGCGTTTCCATAATTTTTAATACCGCGTTTATATTCGGCAGTTTTATCATAGCGAACACGTTCGGCAACCCATCTCCAGTGTTTGGGGCGACTGGCGTCATAACTAAACTCTACAATTGTTTCATCATCGAATATTTCATCTTGGCTAGTAAACATTTGTAAAACGCCATTTTGGTCTTCGCGGAGCGGGATGTTACATATACATGCCTCTGGGTCATAAGGGTTGGTTGGATAAAATGGTACGGGTTTATAGCCTTCGCTGGTATCAACCTCGCCGGCGTGAGGTAGTTTATCATCGATAACAGCGGCACAAGGATTAATATAGCCGTGTTTGCGTTCGTCGTAACCAACACGCAAAATGATTGTTTTATACTGTTGGAGCTGTTCGCTTTTCATATTATCTACACCATTTTCAAATATATTGCCCACCATATCAGTGCCGTTTTTATTTTTTTTAGTTGTAATTAAGAAGTCAATTGTGTTTTGATTGAGCGGTTTCCATTTAAATGACATATCCCATGTTACCTTGTGGAGTGGTCCAGCAACGCCTACTTTGTTACTGGCGACACCGGTATTGCAAGGTGTAAATATAAGACCATCAGTTTCATATTCAAATGTGCCGGCTTTTTGACCGGATATAATAGAGTTAGCACAAGCAAATATGCTTTTGTCTGGGGAGGCGATTTGGAATTTTTTAATATTAATTTTTATAGGAATATTGTCGCCGGTGATGACCGAGTGTATATTCATTTCACTTACCACCTGTTTAAGTAATAAAAGTCGTGACTCTTCGTTGCCCTTTCTAGCTCCACGAGGCAATTCTTCTTCACGAAGTTCCATGTCTTTCTTCTGTGATGACCGAGCACGTGCACCCTCACGAATATCTGCTTCTGATTCAAATTCTTCTTGTCCTTCACCTAACATTTCATCAACCTCGGCGCTTGCTTTTTTATCGGAATCAGATATAATAACAAATGCGCTGCGTCGAACATCTCTACCGTTTATAAAGTATATATCAAATGCTGCGAACAAGTTAATAAATTCACCATTTTTATTGTGTATAATATGTTCGCCGTCAATAAGTGTATTGTATATACGTTCTTCGCGTGATACGGCACCAGTAAATTCAAAATTCATATTTGTGTTTACTAAATATATGCGACCTGTTGGGCAAATATATAACATTTTTCTCATACCATCTGCTTTATCAGTTACAGTATAATTATTTCTAATATTGGGTATAGAGCAGTCATCGTTTATGGGTGCAATATTTAATACTTGAAGAGTGTACGATGATGGACCGATAAAATGATTTGGTGTTAAGGTAATCTGCTCGGTGTCGCGGAGTTCCAAATCATGTTCAGAACCTTTTCCACCTTTCTCCGACTTTGATTTTAGTTTTTCTCTTTTTTCTTCGGGGTGCAACAGATAATAGTAGTCCTTTTTTGTTATATTTAGTTCATCATAAGATACGGGAAAATTTGTACCCTGAATTCCTGCTAATATTATTTTAATACCGGTGCGCAGTGTGTCGGCGACGACAATAGCATTATTCATTTTTTTGCCGATACCGACTAGAGAGTTATCCATTTCAATTTCAATCTCGTATTTGGGTTCGCAATCGGTTGTTTTGGATGCTTGGAAAGAATATTCGGGTATAAGATGTCCGTCGCGGCGGTGAGATTCTTTAACAACGGACATATCTACATGAAATGGGTAGTTATCGTGAATCAAAGTTGTGCGGTTAATATGGCGAAATATTTTTTTCTCTTTGACCCAGGTAGATAATATAGATTGACCGAGACTGGAGGTTATATTTATCATCTTTTCCTTTTGATAACTGAGGCGAAAATTGAAGTCGTCGAAATTGACGGGTCGTATAATTTCGGAGCCTTCTTTTGCTTGTGTTTTTTGAACAAAGCGGTAGTTAATATCCTCGAGGCGGTCATTTCTGCAGTATTTTTGTATATTACTTAAACCGTAAATTTCTGTTCTAATATTTGACAATTTCGTTTTGCCTGTGCCGATATCTGTGAACTCTGATTGAATTTTGAGACAGTATTCTTGTGATTTTACAATTTTGAAACCGCATGAGAGTAATTTTTTAACGACATTATCAAAGTCATCTTTTGTAATTTCTTTGATGCCTCTTGTTCCGAATTTTACTTCAAGCTCTGATACACCATCTTCTTTTTTAAAAATGTTGTCTAAATATTTTTGTGTCATGATATTGAACATTTCCTTAGGGTTGGGATTTGGATTCGATCGAGACATATCTCTATCTGTGTTGTATATATAATCCTACTATTATTTTAAATTGTAATCAATTTTATATTACAATTTAAAAGTAAAAATAAAAATAAAAATAAAAATAAAAATAAAAATAAAAATAAAAAAAAGTAGCCATAACTATAATAAAAATTTTCAAATAAAAAAGTATTAAACATAAACTCATATTTCATGCACTCATGCACTCATGCACTCATAACTTTTGTAGGATAGACGAATACAATTCCGCTTTTGTTTTCTTTTTGTTTGTTGTTTCACAAACAACCGCAATATCAAGTTTAGAACATATATTAACAAGATCCTGTACAGAGTATACAGTAACAGGACGAAGAGGTTTATCAAGACTATCAAGTTTCCAATATTTTTCTTTGATTTTTTCTATATAATCGGAATGTTTGCTCAATGTTTCAGTTGCATTTATATCGACAGGTAGACAAATTGAGTAGTTATTTGTTTCTGCGTTGTATTTGATAATGTGTATAGGTTTTTCTATACTCGAAATCATTTCATAATAGGTATTTTTATAGATATAAAAAATATTTAAATTATAACATAAACAAAGAGCATATAAAGTTTTAGCATTAATATTTGTTGAACCAAGGAGACCAGATTCGAAACATGTCTTTGATATTTTATGCTCCTTTAAACAGGTTTTACCTTCACCCTTTTTTACTTTCTCAATGGTTTGAATTTTGAACTGTTGTTCAGCGGTAAAATAGTTAGATTCGTATTCGTAAGAAGCAAAGCCATTATAAATAATATAAAAACACCAGAAGAGTGAGTTAGACTGAGATGGGGTAAAATATTGTAAATTTGTGCTTTCTTGTTTATTATCGTGTTCATTATTGTGTTCATTACTTACCGATGTAACAATATTTTTGTCTTTATTTGTGATTGTAGTTGTAGTTGTAGTTGTACTTGTGGTTGTGGTTTTGGTGTTGGTTTTAGTCGACTTTGGAATTTCCATTGTAAAATTCTGACAATTTTTTAAAAAACATTCAGATAGCATTATATTTTTTAATTCTTTTATTTTTTCTTCCATTTTGTTTATGGTTGATGCATATAAATTATATTGTTCGGTCATATTTGTAAATTGTTTTTTTACAACTGAATTCAAAGATGATGCTACAGATTCTTCACCATTTATGTTTTTTGTTTTTTTTAGTTCATGTTGTGACTGTGTTGACATTTATTTAGATTATAACTTTTTGAATTGTCTAGATGTTTATGTTATACTTATACTTAAACATGTCTTTATTATAGTTTAAATATTATATATGGATGTAGGTGGTTCGATATATAGTATAATGTAAAATAAGCTTTGTAAATCATTTAAAGAATGAAGTAACAATTTTTTCTTTTTCTTTTTCAATTTCGTTTAGTTGGTCTTCTTGTTTATTTACATAACTTAAATACTTATAAACTTTGTCTAGAATAGGAGAATCTACATATGTTAGGTTAATAAAAACACCATTTTTATTTTCATTAACTAATACCCCATTGTCATTAAATATTCTTAATATTTCTATTTGGTGAAATGTGTTAGTCGATTCGATTCGTTCTTTTAAAAATTTTAAAGAGTCTACAAAGTACTTATTATCTGATACATATTTTTTGGTATGATATAAAGATGTTATATTTTCTACTGTTTCCATTTATAGTTAAGTAAAAAAATCTTTCTATATATTTTTATTCCAAAATTATATTTTACTTAATATGAATCTTAATATGAATTATAAATATAGTATATTTATTTATGCTTCTAAATTGCTCTTAATTGTTTTTTTTGCAGCCTTCGGTTCTTTGGGAGCCTTCGGTTCTTTGGGAGCCTTTGGTTCTTTGGGAGCCTTCGGTTCTTTGGGAGCCTTTGGTTCTTTGGGAGCCGGTGCAGATGTAGATGATGATGATGATGATGAGGATGATGAGGATGATGATGATGAGGATGAGGATGAGGATGAGGATGAGGATGATGTAGTAATAATTTCACCCAAAGAACCAAAATTGGTAGTAGATGCGGTTGTAACTGATTTTTTAGGTGTTTTCAAAGAAATGCGCTCCTTTTTCGGGGGAACTAATTCTCCAATGATTTGAATAAATTTATCATTCATTTCAAAGCGTTTGCCGATAACCCTTACTGCTATTTTTTCGCCTTCTTTGACTGTATTGTAGTAAGTATTTTGTGTAAGCATACTATAGTCTCGTGAAATATATACAATGACGGGTAAATGCTTGTCGTGTGAAATTGCACGAATCCCTGCTTGTGTAATATTATTAGCGATACAGTTAATTATAGCATTTTGAGCGGGGTTACAAATAAAACACTCTATTACGAGATTGAATTGTACATTTTTAGCAACTATTTTTCCGCACTTAAAGTCGACAATTCGTACAGTTTCTGGTTTAATAAATCCTTCTGAAATACATCTACCCTCGATACAACTTACAAGAGTAGTATGTAGAAGCGCAAGAATATTGCTTCTACTAGATGCATGCATATTAATCAGTATAAATGGTATTAAAATATCATAGTTAAATTGTGTCAACTTATATAAACCATCGTCATCTTCTTCATCTTCCTCGTGAGTATTGTTTGCACTTGCACTTGCACTTGCACTTGCACTTGCACTTGAATCTCCATCCTCATTATGGATATTGCTATTTGATACTTCTGAATCAGGTGAATCAGCTGGAGACACGATTTCATTTTTAAAATTATAGTCAATTGTTCCTATACAATCTTCGGCTCCTTCACCTGAACTATCGACCTCTATAAACTTCGGCGTAATTGTAATCGTTGTAGTATTTGTAGTAGTAGTTGTAGAAGCGGTACCATTCTTTTTGGAACGACCTCTTTTTTTTGGTTCAACTACAGTAGAAGTAGTAGTAAACGTAATAGGAGGATATTCAGGTGTAGATGCGATTGTAGACATAGACATTGTTAAAGATTTTTTGATACGAAAGGATGTTACTTTACTATATTAATTTATCTTTATAATAGTTTCAATTTTATTTTATATTAACAATTAAATACAAAATAAATAAATAGAAATACAATTTAAAATAACATAATAAAATTATCTAATGTGTTACTATTCATCTTCAACATTACCCTTATCTTCTTGACCTTCACCTTCACCTTCACCCTCATTTTTACCTTCAACTTCACCCTCAACTTTACCTTCAACTTCTGAAATTTCTTTTGCTGGTTTTTCAGATTCTTCAGGTTCTTCTAATTCTTCCGGTTCATCAGGTTCTTCCTCACTAGCAACGGCAGCGGCAGCTGAATCAGCCTCATTTGATATTTGAAATTCTCCCAACATGTCGCTATTTTCTTCTAAAACTACCGATAAAGGATTACCTTTTTTCTTTGCATTTTCTATTTCACGCATTACACTGGGCCCCGACTCTCTTTCCTGTTTTAATTCTAGTTCGCCGATTACAGATACAAAGGGATCATTCAATTCAAATCTTTGACCTATTACACGAACCATTATAATATCTCCTTCTTTTAATTCAGAAAAATAAGCAACATTGTAATGATGGTCTCTAGCAATAAAAATATTTAAAGGTGAATATTCACCTTCATCGGTATGTGCTAAAATACCAGCATTTGTTATATTTTTAACAGCACATGATATTCTCATACCTTGAGGAGGATTACAGACCAAATATTCAAACACAACGGTGAAAATAATACAATTCCCTACTATAGTTCCGCTTGAAAATGTAACAATTTTAACTGAACCACGTTTTACATAACCCTCGATACAACACTTCCCTTCAAAATTATTACTTAAAATTTGTTCGAGAATTTCGGCAATATTTGTTCCCACATATTTTATGGGTACAGATAATTTTTTAGAAATTATATTTTTAATATATAGTGACATTTTGCCTGCTACGGCATTTCTTCTAGATTGGCTTGATGATGCTATTCTACTACTCATGATTTAAATATGTTTTGATTTTATATATAATATATGTAAATAAATGTTATATATATTAATTTACATATATTATTTTACATATATTATTTTACATATATTAATGAATTCAAATAATTTAAATAATTCAATTAAATCATCTTAATGTTTAGATTTTATTGAGTAAAACCTGTACTGGGGTTAAAAACCATCTTTTTTCGTCTTGTCTTATCGTGTCAAAATAGCGTAGAATGAATTCCTGTAAAATACATAACTCTATTTCATTTGTATCTCTTTTATTTGAAACAGACAATGGTTTACTACTATCTAAAGAAATACGATTGATAAACAACTGAATTAATATTTCATCCGGTATAGGAACTACTTCCCCATTCTCATCTGTACGACTTTCAATACCATAGTTTAAGTATTCATCTCTTTTTGACTTCGGTAAAGCATCTACTATTTCGTTTATTTTTGGTGGCTCTAAAATATCTTTTATATTTTTCTCAGTTTTTGCTCTACCAGCTTGGTCACATCTTGATGCTATACTACTTGCAAATGACTTAGCTTTAGCTTTACCTTTACCTACAGTTATTTTCTTTGTTTTAAAAATTAACGACGAAAAATCTTTTCGCTTTATTGATGTTATAAATCCAATATAGTTATTTAAAGGAGTCTCGGCAGTTATTGCATTTTTGTCAGAAATATCGGTTTTAAAATATTCAATATCTGCTGGACCTGCGGGTTTCCATATATTAAGTTTTGTATCTTTTATAAATAACTGATATGTTCCATCAAGGTTAATCAATAATACTCCTTCGATACCGTTTCTGCTATGTAAAATATTATTTTCATAGTATTCCTCTATTAGTTCGTCAAATACATACTTTTCAGGATTGTCTCGTCTTTCGGCAAGTGTTTCACGTCCTTTTGGAGAAATTATATAATTAAGAATTGAAAGTGTTTCATCTATATTCAATTCTTCTAAAATATGCGATACAACTAATTTTTGTATTAACTCAGGTGGAATAAAAGATAACTTTGTTTCTAAAATATTACCACAATTATAATACCAATCATTATTGCCCCTCTTATAAATATTTCGTTTATTAGCTTCATTAAATAGTTTTTTAGCTTTTATTAATGCTTTCGGTTCCTTCTTAACTGTCGAAAAATATTTGAAGAGTTCGTCTTCCCTTTCAATTTCTCCTTCAACGTCCCCTTCTTCTACATCTTCTTCTAATGCTTCTTCAAGAGTTGATAATTTTTTTCCAGGCTTAGCCTTTGATGATGCACGCGATTGTTGTATACTTGAAATATACGACTTTTTAACCTCCTCAAAATAATTTTTTTCTTTATTTGGTTTGAAAACAATTTTTTCACGTTTAAAATCCACAGGTTTTTGTCTATCGCGAATAGGTATTATGGGATTATCTAACTCAAGTGGTTGAAATAAATAGTACGAACCAATATTTACAAGTCTCCCGTATCTACCATATTTATCACGAATATATTCATTCTTGTCTTCTATTAACTGTGTAAGAGCAATATCGATTGCTTCTATGGGATATTTTTTATTATAGTTAATTGTAGAAATTAAGTCGCTTGATATATCCTGTATTTTTTCACCCGGCGACGTTCTTTTGTAAAAGTATCTTTCTTGAAAAATATCGCGTATCCTCTGTATAATTTTGTCAGTATTCATGGTTATAATTGCATCTGTAAAAATATCTTTTCTTGTTCCAATACGACTTTCAGCCATTCCTGGTTTACAACTAAAAACGCACTCCATATAGTCGCAAACAGATGAATAATTTTTATCGCCGATTTTATATTTAATATCTATACTAGATTTAGTTGTAGGGTCATACGAAGAAAGTATTTGCATTACAGGTTCGTCGTTTAATTTTTCGTCGAATTTTTCTTCAGTAAAATTTGTTTGGTCAATATTAAGAAGACAGTCTACAGCATTTTCTTTTAATACGCGACTTACTTCGCCAATATAGCGTGCTTTTCTTTCAGACAAACGATACATATAAATATCGGCAGCTTCTTCAGCGGGTGTATTTGTCAAAATAGAACCATGTAAAAATATCTGAACATTTCTTTTTTCGAATTCTAAGTCTTTGTGACTACAGTTTCTCACTGCACGCCCAATAGTTTGCTCTACTAAATTAATATTATACCATGGTTCAAGTATATGAACTTGTCGAATATTTTTAAAATCAAGTCCTTCAGTTCCAGACTTTGAAATAATAATGACTTTAACAAATCGCCCATCGAAGTTTGCCTCATTGCTAGCAGCTTTAACGTCTCCTATATTATCAGGAGACAGCGCTGCTTCACCAGAAATGACCACATATTTTGCCGGGAAAAATGTCTCATTCGCTCGCATTTCGCTTCTTTGGCGAGACGTAATTCCATCTATCTGTCTTACTCCATCTGGAGGGTTATTAAATAAGGACATGGCTTTAGTTCCATATCGTGTAAGCCCCATACTTTCTAGTGCGAGAGCCATAGGTATTACACCGCCCTCGATATAAAAACTGTAAATTAATATAATACCTTCTGATTTGTATATATTGTCGCAAATATTCTTTATTTTTGAGCTATAGTCGCCTATTAAATCTCGGGAAAATATGTGCGGTTTATCTTCCTTATATTCGAAGCCGGTTTTTGTCTCTTCATCATAATTCATAATATTTCTAAGACCATATTTGCCTACAAGAAGACGAATATCATAGTTGGGATTTTCGGAAGCAGGATTAAAGTCATCGGATGGGTATGAAATATTGAGTGCTTCAACTGGGCTTCGCAAGATGTTAATACCTACAGAAACGGATTCTTCAATATTGCGCATTTCATCTTTTTTCAAGGCAAGAAATTGTCGAATAATATATAAATAAACGCTTTGCTGATATTCGGATGCTCCTGTTAAATATATTTTATCTTGCATTCTAGACAGTTTTCGGTGTTCGGGTATTCGTGCGCCATTTATTTGTATGCTTGGAATTTGGTAACCACCTTTTTCGCCACTTGACTTTGGTGACTTGGAACCAGTAGTCGCACCAGAAAATGTATGTTCAGGAGAAAACTCATCGGGGTATATGCGAAAGGGAAATGTATATGGATTTTCGCCACGTATGTAGGATACGTAACCAGTTGAAAAACGCCGCAAATTTTCGCGGCCTGTTTCCATAATTTGTCCTGGGCCTTCATTTGTTTCTACAAATATTCCTTCATCGGGGTTAGGATTAAAAACATCGCGAATATCAATCTCAGCCCTCCCATCATTTAAACGCATAATATTGAGTAACCATATAATTTCACGGTAACTATTATACATTGGTGTTCCGGTTAAGAGAAGTAGACGTGTCATGAGAAACGGTCCAAATTTTACTAATTTTTCTAACTGTTCTGCAACAGCACGTGTGCCGCTTTTCTCATCTGTGCTTTTTATATTATGAAACTCGTCAATTACGATAAGAGAATTACCGAATACTAGTTTTAATTTCTGCATCATGATTTTAGTTCGATGAGACTTGTCAACGATTTCGTCACTTACCGTCGATGTTTTTTCAATAAGGTTCGCAAACTGGTCATAACCTAGAAAGCGGTATGATCGGCGAATAATCTTTTTAATTTCGGAGACGACTTTTTCTTCTTCCATTCCTTTCATATTCATCGGATTTATTTCTTTCAAATATTTGTTACCTGTACATGAGCGTATATTCCAAATACCGTCAATTAATTTGAGTTTATTTTTATCAAAAAGTTGTAGTTTGAAATTTTGCTGGACATTAGGACTAGCAACAATGATAATTTTTTGAGATGTTGACATGCCGATTTGAACAAGGTAGTCACGCATTTCTTCACATATTGTTATTGCAGAACATGTTTTGCCGGTTCCTAAACCGTGATATAGGAGAAGACTATTATATGGTGTTTGAAAAGAAAGAAAATTGCGAACAAATAACTGATGTGGAGATAATTCGAAGTCGGCGTTGCACATTTTATTGGAGTATTTTTTTATTGCTTCTAAACTATCCTGTACGGTTCCATCATATCTCGTATCCGCAAATTCCTTTTTAGATGCAATTTTAATATTAAATTCGGGATCGTCTAGAGTTGGATATAGAAAATTATACGTGTTTTCATCAGTTTGTGTTTCTAATTCTTCGGAAGGTGACGGAGGTGACTCGTCGCCAAGTTTTGAAAATTCTTCGTTAAAGTGTTGAATCGATTCTCTTTCTGCTTCACCTTTTTCTTTTAAGAATTTATTCTGTTGTCTTTTAGATTTTCTAGACATGTCGGGGTTAAAAATAAATTCTTTTTGTAGCTTTTGTTGTTCGGGGGACATATTTGAAAGAAGGCGTTCTTGCAACTCTTCTTGAAATTTAGACTCACTTCCTTCTATTTTACCTTCTGAGTCTCTACTTTCTGAGTCACTTATTCGTATTTCTTCAGAAGATTTTGCAGGTATGTAAGGTACTTCTTGTTCCGACGAAGATGATAATGATGGTATGGATGATGTACTTTTTTGTGTAGCTTTTGTGGATGACGATGTGGATGGCGATGGCGATGGCGATGATGACTTAGATGGCGCTGTTAGTGTTGTAGATGATGATTTTGATTTGGATTTGGCCGTTAAAGTAGATGATGACGATGGCGTTGGTGATGACGGCGATGATGGTGGTGGTGGTGCTTGTGCCTCTGCCTCTTCTTGTGCTTTCTGTTGTCTAATATGTTGTAAACTTTCTGCTGCAGCAGCTTCTACTTCTAAAGACGGTGCCCTTGATAAAACATCACCCCTAATATCATATCCAGGACTACCAGGGATACTTTCTTGTGAAGGTGTACCGGACATCACTAACCCTTCTTGACTTGGTGTGCTAATATCTCGGCCCCTTGATCTATCATCTTGACTGCCGCTTTTAGAAGATGAAATCTGTTCCCTTGGATGAACAGATATATTAATACCCGAATTCTTGCTGTTGCTCGGAAAAGAAATATTAAAATCTTGTATATTGCTTCTAGCAGTGGATGGTGTCATATTTCTGTCTGAAACGCGTGTTCCTGACGATGCTTTAGAAAGACTAGAAAAATTGGGAAAACTTAGAGACTGGCGAGATGCACTTGATATTGATGGTGCATTGCTTTTTTTATCCTGGCTAAAACTAGTATTTTCAGAAACATTGCGCTGGTTACCCGGACCTGGACCTTTACCAGGTGAAGATTCTGATGATAATGATGGCGATGACGAACTACCTAAAAAAGAACCAACAGAACCTGGAGGCATAGAAAACTTAACATCTGAAAGAACGGGCATTAAAATAATACCTTTATTTGAGTCGGCTACAACTTTTATAAAGGGGTCTAGTGAAGATAATGCAGAAGCAGCAGCAGCAGCGGGACCAGCGCGTACGCCAGCACCTTGTCCTTGTCCTTGTCCTTGTCCTTGTCCTGGATTAAGCAATGTGCGAAGATTTTCTGGAATATTAATTTGTTTAATTTTTATTGATGGTTTTTTGGGGTTTTGGTCTTGTTTTTTATTCGGGTCTTGTTCCATTTAATATATACTATAAATGAATAAGTAATTCTTATATAATGTTAATATAATCTATATTCTTGTAAAACTTTATTTATTTTTTCAATTATATTAATTTTTTCTAAATTATAAGGTCGAATACAATTTATACATTCTTCAAAACTAACCCATTTTATATTTCTAACTTCTGATTTTTGATATTCTTGAATCTCTTTAATATTATTTGTCATGTGAGCAAGGTAATATTTGTGTTTATAACTTTTAATATTTGACCCGATAAACATTTCTTCATATGGTATGATATTTTCAATAAGTTTAAAATCGCATAAAGCATATCCTGTTTCTTCTGTAAACTCTCGGAGACCACAGTCAATATCCTTTTCTTGATAATTTCTGCGCCCTTTAGGAAAACCCCATTCTGGTTCATTCCAGCTTGTAGTAGAAGAATCGATTAATGATTTTAAATTATATTCAATATCTTTAATTTTAATTCCTTTTTTCAAAGATTCGAATTTATCTTTAGATGATGTTTCTTCACCTCTATATTGAAGACCTGAATATTCTCCCCATAGTAGTTTCCACATATCTTCGAATTTCATATTTAACAGTTTGTTTTTTTCTTCAAGTGTCATTTCATTAATCAATGTTTGTATGTACTGTAAGTTAAATAAAGGATATTTACCACGTATAAATTCTACAAATCCGAAACTATCATTTCTTTGTATTAAAAGATATTCGAGACAGTTATTTGTTGTACTATACCTAAATGAAATGATTCCAATACTTGTTATGGGATTTTTACATTCTGCTAATAAATGTCCCGTTTTCCCACAATTATTGCAAAAATTATTATATGTTAATTTTAATGATTTTGAATTCATAGTTATATGTATTCTTTGTTATCTTTTTATATTGTTTCTAATTAGAAATGGTATTAGATTCAAATGTTTGGGGTCCGCATTATTGGTTCGTTCTTTTGTCTATAGCTATTTGTTATCCGATTCACCCTAATGATGTAACAAAGAAAAAGTACTATGAACTAATTCATAATTTTCCATTATTTATGCCTGATTCAAGGATAGGTAATAAATTTAGCGATTTAATTGATAAATACCCAATAACCCCTTACTTGGATAGTCGTGACTCATTTATTAAATGGGTTCATTTTATACATAACCGTGTGAATAAAATGACTGGTAAAGCTGAAATATCTCTTACTCAAGCATTAAAGGAATATTACTATAATTACAAACCTAAAGCAATAAAGATACAAGAAGAGCTTAAATATAGGCAAAAATTAGTATTCTTTTTAATTTTAGTTGGAGGTATTGTAGGCGTATATTATTTGTACAAGAAATAAAATAAAATAAATAAAATATGTTAATATTATATGAATGAAAAATAAAAAAAATATAAATATAGTTACAAACAGTAAAATAAGAAGAAGAAGAAGAAGAACAATAACAAGAACAAAAAAAATAAAAATAAGAAAGAATAATAAAAAGGTAAATAGTATATATGATGGAGGTGCAGCTTTTGTGAAAGGTGGTTTTGGATGCGTATTTAAGCCTGCGTTAAATTGTAAAGATTCAGAATTAAACACACCTCCAAATTATGTGAGTAAACTTATTGACGCTAAACATGGTAAAAGGGAATATATGTACATACATAATATCAAAAAAAGATTAGAACATTTGCCTGCAAATATAAAGAAATATTTTTTGCTAGATAATGTTAATATGTGTGAACCGAAACCACTAACAGAACAAGATAAAGTAAAAATAGAAGAAGTATGTGACTATATTTTGACAGACAATAAAGATAAGACGACACAAGAACCGATAAATTCGCAAAATATAAATGATAATTTAGATAAGTTTAAAATAATAAATATGCCTGAGTTGAGTATATCTTTAAGTGCCTATATAAAAAAAAAAGATCTTACTCCTATAGATTTGGTTAACCTTAACAATAATATTATTGAATACTTGACAATTGTAATACCGACTTTATATAAAAATGGTGTAGTTCATGGTGATATTAAGCCTGATAACCTTATGTTTAACGTGTCAGATAACAACACACTTGTTGTAATAGACTGGGGATTATCATATGTGTTAGACAGTGATAGTAAAAATGTGCCGGAGGCTTTATATACTTTAGGTACTCAATGGCATCATCCGTTTTCTTCTTTTTTATTTAAAAAACATGTAACAGAAAAATATGACATTCTACTTCAAAAGTTAAAAAAGGAAGGAGTTAAAGTAACAAGAGATAGCTTGCGAGAATTTGCTATGTCAGCATATAAAACTTTTATGAGTAAACATGAGAAACAATTTTTATTTTTAAATGAGACATTCATGCATGTTTATGGCGAAGAGTTAGCGAAAAAATTAAAACAGGTTGGGCGCAATGACATTGAGAACTATATGTACAATCTGATTATTACTTATATCGTTGAATATATTATTGATGTATTGCTAACATATACGGTTGATTATAAACTAGAAATGGGAAGATATTTTTATGAAGTATATTTACTAAATGCTGATACATGGGGTATAATGTCTACATATAGTGAGTTAATTGATAATATACCTTTAATGACTAAAATGACAAGTGTTGCACGAAAGACAATTACTGGTATGTTGATGAAAATATTAACTCATAACTTGTATAAAAACGGCGGCAAAGTAATAAATATACATAAATTAGTAGATGATATTAAACAGTTAAATAAATATTTGATGAGTATAAGTATTAAAACAAGCCACAAAGAAAGTGTTGGTAAAGTTAGAAGTTCCGCTGTCGCGGCGATGGGTTTAAAAAAGTCTATGGTTGACAAAAAGTTAATGGGAAATGATATTATTTATGATAAATTAGAGAACTATTCTAATAAATCAAGGGGGCGACTTCCAAACGTTCAAGTTGCTGTAGTAACCGGAGGGTATAAAACAAGGAAAAATAGTAAAAATAGGAAATAAAATCTAGAAATAAAACCTGGAAATAAAATCTAGAAATAAAACCTAGAAATAAAATCTAGAAATAAAACCTAGAAATAAGTATATATGAATATAAAAATTATTATATGTTGAGTATATAGTTAACAATATATAATGAAGATAGAATTAATAATATTTATAGTAACAGGGTTATTGATTGCTAATACTTACTATGATGGTAAGTTAATAAAAATATTAAATACTGTAAAAACTAGTAAATATTTAAAAATGGCTACATTTGCTTTTGGTGGACTTTCGCTGTATTTATTTTTTAAGAAAAATCCGGATAATTCTAGAGAGTTTTTAGGGCGAGCAAATGATATGATAAAAACACTACCGATGACGCGTGAATCTATGGGTTTAATTAGTCCATTTTTAAACTTAACAAATACAAAATCATTTACAGATACAAATCAAGATATTTATATGAATGGTGGTGCTTTGAGTGATAGTAGTGGAAATGGAAATGGAAATGGAAATGGAAATGGAAATCATAATCCAAGTGTTAACCGGATGATGATGTCAGGCAGAGGAACTACGAAACGAAGTGTAAGCGAAACAAAGAAAAAGTTTGTTGCGGCAAACCAGAATTGGTTATGTGGAGATTGTAAACATCAGTTGCCTGCATGGTTTGAGGTAGATCATGTAATAGCTTTACATAATGGTGGTTCAAATGAGGTTAGTAATTTAGTAGCATTATGTCGAGATTGTCATGGTAAAAAAACGGCTATGGATAGATTAGACCATTCGTAGTTGTAGCAATGTATATATGTGTGTCTTTGTGTGTGTGTCTTTGTGTGTATAGTAAATCGAAAATCAAAAACAATAAATATCAAATGAATAAATGTTTTTATATATTAATTATAATAGGATAATATATAAAAATGGATAGTATACCATCCACAAATGCGACATCATCATCAACATCACCATTAAATATTATTTTATCAGTAACAAGATTTATTATTTTCGCATTATTGCTAGTGTCATTTGTTATGTTATTTACGACAGGTGGTCTAATAAAAAGTTACATGATAGGTATATTTTTATTTTTAATAATAGTGTCTATATGTGGTTATAATAATATAGCCAATTTAGGTATTTTTCAAAATATAAATTTTTTGACATTACTATGGTGTTTGCCTGTAATAATAGTGTTAGTTATTTCTAGAAAAGATTTATCTGAAAAAACAAGGGATATTACAGACCCTCTTTCGATTATATTAACAATTTTATTAGCATTAAATTTCACCATAGACTCAATTTTACAATTTATAGGCAACATTATTGGTTGGGTCGCGCGCCTATCTAATGTATTATTGCCTTTACTAATTGGACTAGTACTAGCAACCATGATATTAAGTGTTGTTTTTTACTGGGATAAAATAAGCACAAAGGTGAAATTATTATTTTTGGCCGCGGTAGTTTTAGGGGCTTTATTCATAATAAATGGTGAAAATATTATTGCATACATGGCGACAAATAGTATATCACTGGGTATAAATTTAATGGTTATTTTTGGTTTTGGTATTCTAAACTATATTTTATATAAATATACAGACAATGGATTATTAGCAAATGTATTTCAAATACTATCCGTATTATTTTTAGCAAGATGGATTTACTTATATGCTTTTAAGTTTTCCGGTTCATCCGGTGTTAAGACGTTCACATCTACGTTAGGAGCAGGAACAGATAAGAAACCTGCCCCCAACGCCTTTTTGTCTTACTTGACAGACATAAATTTTTACTGTGAAACAATAAAGTCTTTATTTACCGGGATAATTAAGTATTTTCTACTAGCAATATTTTTATTTTACGTATGGTTTACGATTTATATTTACTATAAAAATAGTTTCGAATTTTTAACTACATATAAAACTTTATCGCTTCTAGGATTTTTGGCGATTGGGGTACTATTATTGGTACTATTGATTTATACCATGTCGGGTAGTTCGGGTGTGAAAGAAATTGGCCCTTATACTGAACTTATATCTAAAATAAGTTTATCATTTATTGGTTTCGCGGTTGTTCTAGGATTAATTATTTATGGACTATCGAAGGTAATGTCTATACCATCTACTCTAGAACAGATTATAAGTATTATTAACTTTCTGTTACTAATGGGTCTTGTTGCATTAGTTCTTAGTCTATTTAACTTCAACACATCTAGTAGTTTAGTTTTATCTAATAATACTGGTTTAGGATTTATATTTACTTTCATTCTAAAACTAATTTTGTATATTCCTTGTTTTCTCATTGACTGTTCAAATGTGTTAAGAGAACAGTTACAGTTAGCAAAGAAAGAGTATACTGTTGTAATTATATTACTAATTGAGATAGCATTAATAGCTTCCAAGTTTTTGATTCCAAAAATATTTAATAAAGTAATAACTAATGATGGTATTGTGCTAACAGATAAAGTATATCCATTAGAAATAAAGAACCATGTACCTATTCCTCGCTCACTGAAGATCTTGACTAAAAGTGTAAACTATGGAGTATCTAGTTGGATATATATTCACCCTGTTCCAAATAATACGAATGAAGCGTATGTTCAAAATACATCATTGATTAATTGCGGAAATGTACCCGATATGCAATTTAATGCAGAAAAGGGTGCAATTATATTTTCTGTGGATGTTACAGACGCAAATGGAAGTAAACGTACCGTTATAGTTCCCGATAAAAAGACACAAAGAGATGTAAAAATAATATATTCGAGATGGAATAATGTTTTTGTAAATTTTATAGATGGTGGTATGGATATATTTGTAAACGGGGATTTAGTAATATCTGAACCAAATATAATACCCTATCAAAATCCAAATGGTGTGAATATAGGTTCATCGCCGGGTATATATGGAGAGATGTGTAATTTAGTATACTATAAGACGCCTGTATTGGCGCAAAACATAAAGTTAATGTATGAGTCTATGAAAGATATGAATCCTCCCATAACAGTGTAACCATGTATTTTTTATTTATTGTAAAGTATTAAATTATAATTATAATTATTGTTATTGTTATTATAATTATTGTTATTGTTATTATAATTATTGTTATTAAGAAAAATTTCTAGATGTATATTATAAATGGATTTAAAATTAATATTAGGTGTTGTAATTGTTGTGATACTTTTATATATTATATGGAGTTACTTTTTCACTTCAATGGAGGTACTCATGTCTTTTCAAAAAGGAACCGAATTATTTAGTATGTCTCTTGATAAGGTAGTGGATAGTTCTAAAAATAATTATTCATTTTCCGTGTGGACTTATATTGATGACTGGGGTGTAAACTATGGAAATAGTAAAAATATTTTAGCAGTAGCCCCTGGTACAAAGAGTCCATGCTTTTTTGCTTTGTATTTTTCTAAGACTACCAATGATTTGAATATATATATTGAGCCGGATAATCCGAATAGTGTAGGAAACAATGAAAATGTATATAATTCACTTTCATCTACTTGTAGTGTTACGAATTTTCCCTTGCAGACTTGGGTGAATATATCGGTTAGCGTATATAATCGCGCGATAGACGTGTATATAGATGGTAAATTAATAAAGACATGCAGTATGACTACAGTTGCATCGCCGCTTTCAAATAGTAGTACTATTTTCATTGGAGGAAATAAGACCCCTGATAATTATCAGGTTCCAGGATTTTCCGGTTTTATCGCCAGCGTGGTATATAGTCCTGATGTATTTAGTCCGAAAGAAGTATGGGATATTTACTCTAGAGGATACACTAATTCGGCGTTTGACTTGAATGCTCTTAAGAGATATAAACTGGAATTGGCTTTCTTGAAAGATAACTCAGTTTTGAAGAGTTTCAGCATTTAGATAAAAATGTAAAATTAACATTAAATAGTTAATAATTAATCAACTATTGATTAATTATTTTTAGTAGTAATATATTAAGCACTATATAAATATTTTATATCTAATATATAAATATAAATATAAATGGCTGAACCACAATCATTAAAAACTCCAGACCTTGAACCATCATTTAAGGATTTATTACCGGGTGCAGATGCATCACCAGGGCCTGGTGCTGGACGTGGTCCTGTCGCCGGTGCCGGTGCAGATATAGACGTCGAGCCTGGTACACAGTCAGGTTTCAAAGATTTTAGTTCAGCAAGCGTAGTCGAGGGGTCTAAAGATTTTTTAGAATCAAATAGTTGGGTTGCAAAGATTGCTTTTCTGTTAATGGTTATAATAGGGTTTGCTATTTTGTTTCGACTCATGGTTGCTCTTATTAGTTGGTTATTTTCCCCAAGTGGTAAAGTTATACTTGTGGATGGATATATAAATGGTTCTGATTCTACAATAATATCTCAAAACCCTGATATTAAAAAATCCATTACAATTATTCGCTCTAGTAATGAAAAGACCGGTATAGAGTTTACATGGTCCGTTTGGTTATTTTTGAATGGTTTTACAAATGATACAAAATATCATCATGTATTTAATAAGGGAAATAAAGAATCCAATGATGAGGGTATTGTTTCCCCAAATAATGCTCCTGGTTTATACATAAATCCCAAATATGATGGTATTCGTGTAATAATGAATTCGTTTAATGATCCATTGAGCGATACTATAGATATTACTGACTTGCCTATAGCAAAATGGATGAATGTAGTAATACGTGTACAAGGTAGAAACTGTGACGTATATGTTAATGGGCGTTTAACAAAGCGGCGCATTATGAAGGATGTAGTAAAGCAGAACTACGATGATGTAAATGTGTGTTTAAATGGCGGATTTGCTGGATATTTATCTAGCTTGACTTATTATAATAACGCAATAAGTATTGCCGAGATACAGGATATTCTTGTAAGTGGTCCTAAGATGAAATCAGCATCTAGAAGCTTTGATGATAACTTTAATAGACCACGGTATTTGGCGGATAGATGGTATTTTGACCAGAACGATGTACCTGCTATCAAATAAATACAACTGCAATTTTTAAGGTAGTAGTGTAACTAGTGTAACTAGTGTAACTATTTTGATGAAAACATGGGCCATTTGGTCCCGCCAGCTGAATATGTTTGTGGTTGTCTATAGTTATTAAACGGTGCATCTGTATTGAAACAAAGTATAACAGGTTTACCTGGTACGTTAGAACTACTAGATGGGTTACAAACAATAGGAGAAGGAATATTCCAACACGTTAATGTATTATTGACTTCTTGTAATCCTACATCTGGCGTGTTATCTATATTTGTAATATTAGGATATGTGTTTGTTTGTGACTGAGAAGCCCATGCTTTTTGTCGCGTAAGTTGATTTCTAGAAGCCATAGACCACAACATTGCTTTTGTAAAGTTTAGTCTTCCATTTGCCGGACACTGTAAAACATTTGCTTTCCTCTGCATGTCATACCCCGCATTAGCTATATTATTTTGTGCTGTTTTAAAACTAGGACAATTTGGTTCAAAACGTGACCACAAATATGTAGGTAGACTATTATTAAAAGGTGTGGCTTGTGCGATATTGGATGGTGCGCTACTTCCATTTGCGTTTGTAGCAGATACTTGGAAACAGTATGTGACACTATTATTTACGACAGCGACGCTATCAAAATTGGCGACGGTGTAACTTCTTATTGACCCTGACACTGAACCTAGTCCTTTATATAATTCCATCCAGTCGCCGAAGCCACCGACTTTATATTCGAGGGTGTATGTTATTGTTGATGTTCCCGATGAGGCATTCCATGATAAAGAAACAGTACCCCCATCTGCGGTTAATGCTACTAAATTTTGTGGTTGGGTTGGTGCGGACATTATATTATTATCTTTAAAGATTATAATATAGTATTGGATTATTATATTGGATTATTATATAATACTTTACTACATAAATTATTATCATGGGTTTATGTATTTATTCTACTACAAAAAAATCTAAAACTAAATGTAGAACTAAATGTAGAACTAAATCTAAAACTGAAACTAAATCTAAAACTAAAAATGCAAAAAAAACAATTAAAAAATATAGCAGTGATGATAAAAGTATTTGTTTGAAGTCGGGTGTACCTTTATATAATAATTCTGTGGTATTCCAGTACTATAGTAAAAGCAAGGATAATGAGTTACCTGGTATGGGTGCTGGTGAAAAGATTAAACATTGTGATGTTTCAAAATACGAAAAGCTTTCGTCTATACCAAACTGGAGAAAAATGTTGTCTAATTTTTGGGAACCTCCTGGTAACGACAAAACAAAGTCTCTTTTCACATTAGGAGGTCATAAGTGGCGAACTGTACAGCACTACCTACAGGGTATAAAATATATGAAAGAAAATCCTAAATATTATCGTGAATTTTCATTAGACTCTGGTTCAGCATTTTGCAAAAATCCATTACTAGCAAAAAAGATGTATAAAGATATACCATCAGATACAGATTTTAAGATGCGCGAAGAAGCAGAACGCGAAAAAGCATTATATGCTAAATATAGCCAGAATATATATTTAAAAAATATGCTTTTAAATACATTGAATGCGAAACTAGTACACTTTAGACGAGGTAAACCGCCGCTAATATCTAACGAGCTTATGCGTGTAAGGCAAAAACTTCGAAAAGAAGTCTGTAAAGATAATAACTAACTGTCTTGTTAATTTATACCCTAAGTCGAGGGTTTACGCATACATCCATGGTCGGAAAAATATCACCCGACATACATTTCATATCTTGCGAAACTTCAATACAGCTTCTAAATCCTCTATCTTCGCCAATATAACAGTATCCAGATTTTGATCTCGGTATTTGAGTACTACTTGTAGCATCATCAGCAACAGGGTTCTGATTTTTAAGAGCATACTCCAATGCTTTCTTTACCGATTCTTCCTTTTCTTTTTCACGACTTGTCTCTTCTTGATAGGATTCTGGAGATGAAGCAGGAGGGCGAGCAGATTCGCCCTTGTTTATTAACGGGGTTCTTCTTTCATTTGGTTGGATAGGAATAGGTTGCAAATAGGGGTCAGCGCGAGGCATACCTGTGGATGCGGGTCCAGGTGTTGAGGCGGTTGTCGAAGTTGTACTTGTTGGAGTTACCGTTACTGGTTTTGTGCCGATATTTGTATCGAGTTGGTTTATTGTATTTGTCCCGGTATTAGAGTCGTTGCCGGGTAGTGAACCACCAGTTCTATCTGCGATAACGGGTGTAGCCTTCATTAAACCGATAGATACTAGTAGTGGTGCAATGTTTGTATCAAAAAACTGCTTAATCCACTCTGCAACATTACCTAAATATCCTGTTAAGTTGAGAGTAAATATGAGAACTATAAGTAAAACAACTATTACTCTAAATACGAACCACCATGTTGATGGGGGTGCTTCTTGCCCGGTAGAACTTGCGACAGATGCTGCTTCTGATGGAGATAAAATGGATAGTAGTTTATTTGATTTAAATGTGATACCTTCATCCGCGTCGGCGGCATCCATATCGGATCCATTTGTTTGTGGTGTTGGTTCTTCGGGTTTTTTAACGTCGCGTTTGTTCAAAAAATCGAAAAACGAAGATTTACTTTCTTCTTTAGGCTGTACATCATCGCCTCCTTTTAGCATGCTGAGTGCACGTTTTAAAGAATTAGATTTACTTTTTGTTTTCTTGTTTGATTTAGATTTTTCTTTCATCTTATTAAAATATAACTATAAAATATTTAATGATTTAGTTTTTTATTATTTATTTATTTTGTTATTTATTATGTTATTTATTATGTTATTTATTTTGTTATTTATTAATATTTATATATTGTATTATACTATACTAAACAATACAATAAAAATAAACTAAATGAATTCTTTTATTGTATCTTCAATACTGTTAGTTCTTGTTGACTCGATTTATTTGTACTTTGTTGGAAAACCGGTATTTGAGAAAACGGTAGCAGCGATTCAGAACTCATCACTTGTTGTGAATATAGCACCGGCAGTTTTCACATATATTCTTATGGCGATTCTTCTTAATTATTTTATTATATCTGTAAACAAGTCGGCATTTGATGCGTTTATATTGGGATTCTGTACATATGGTATTTTTGATTTTACCAATATGGCTATTTTTAAGAAATATAATTTAAGAACTGCGATTACTGATACTTTATGGGGCGCAATA